TTAATTCTAAGAACTTTAGATATGTATTCATATTTTACTGGGTCTGCTTTAGCTAAACCATTTAAATAGTTTATAACACTATGCATTTGTTGTTCCACTGATATATTATCACTAATAGAATCTTCAAGCTCTTGTATAGCTAACATTAATTCTGGATTCTTTTTAGTTATATCAGCTGGAAGCAAACCATCCATAATAACATTCTCTAATCCATTGAAAGACAGGGTGTTATATGCATCAGAACGCATAAGTCTATTGGTTCTTATTCTGTTTTCTATTTTTTCTATCGCCTCCACTCTTTTTTTTCTGGTCATACCAAATGGCATGTTAACATCAAACAATCTGTTTAAGGGGAAAATACGATTTACAATTTGATAATACCCATTAGTATATGCAGGGTCTATCTTTCTTTGATTTTCTACGGTTTGTAAAAGTGTATCAAAGTTTGCTTGAAGCATGGGGTTTGCAAATGTTATATTATTTTTTATATAATTAAAGTCTCCTAAGAATAATTTTTGTTTAATTAATTGTAAATTTTCTGGTGTAGTTTCTTTGTTTACTGTAATTAAACCACCAAGTTCTAATGTAGACTTTGCTAAAACTTTATCAAACCTTGTTTTACGAACACCATATGATAGGTTTATTAATGAGTCTATCATCTCTACACCCTCAGCTGTAGTGCTTGGCATACGAGTGTCTAAATTACTAAGGTTTCTTATTGTGCCAAGGTTATTTAAATGCTGTCTATCGTTTGTGTTTAGAACTAAACGACTTATCTCTGTGTTCTTGTCTTTTGCTACATCTACTATGCTTATTTGTTTTCTTTCGGCCTCAGCTACCATACTTCTCATTTCAGAGTTGTTAATAACTTTTAGAACATTTTCAAAAGAAACGTTTCGTGAAGCTAATTCTATAGCAGTTTCAAAGGTGTGTCTATTAAGATTTAAATCAGAAGCAAAGCCTTTATTAGCGTCATCTAAAAACATATTAAGTATATATGCTAGCGTCAATCCTGATTTACCCTTATCTACATAAGACCTGTCTACAGGCTTACCATTAAGCATTAACTCTGGTCCTTGCAAACCATAAGCACTAAACAGTTTATGTGAGTTGTTTGCTATGGCCGCCCTACCAATCATGTCACCACTTCCTATATTAGATATGTATAGATTTTGATTTCCTAAAACACTTAAATCATTCAAATTAATATCTGGCACAGAATTATTTTCCTTAAAAGCCTCTATTTTGGATTCAAGTTCATTAATACCAGCTTCTGTATAAACTTCATTTCGCCCATCCTTAATAAAGTCAACCATAGAGTCAAATGACTTATTCCACGCCTCTTGTTTAGCATTTTTAGCTGTTCTATGTCTACCAACTATATGTAAAGAATCTCCATCTAAATCAGAACCCAACAAGTCAGATGTTGCTGCAGATATAGAAGCCATAGTTCCAAGGTTCTCTGTTACCTGAACAACTTTACAAACCACACCATCACCTAATTTTGATGTTGGTATTCTTTGAACCATAACAATATCTCCCACCTCAACATCTAAACCTGAATCTTGTAATACAGATTTATCTAATATTATCTCTGCCTCTTGTGTTACATCACCCGTTTGTTCGTCTCTTACATAATGTTTAAGTCCATTTTTAACACCAAAGTCACTAAACTGTATACCTAATCCACCTGGACCACGCATTTGTACAGCTTTTCTAATTATATTTTTAGTTATAATTTGTTTTATTACCTTAAGGTTTCCGCTATCTAAACCACCATCTCTTAATAACTCAACAACATAATCACCATATGCATCTCTATCTGCTATATCAAATACATTATCTACTATTTTATTTAAATCTTCTTTAGATAAAACCTTTCCTTTAAAACCAAACTTAGAAAACACAGAAGACTTTTGTGACTTATATGCATCTATTAAATCGTTTAACACTTGGTTGGCTTCAGAAACTAAATCAGGATTAGAATATAACATGTGTCTTAATTGTTTAGACACAGAAGCTGTTTCACCCCTTCTATCAAGTTCTGTTTGTATTCCAAGATACGAACCATCTAATCCATGTTGACCATCAAATGTAAATAGGTCATCTTGGTGTTGATTAAATGTATTGTCTTTAAGTTTAGTTTCTAACTCCTCTAATGATATAAGCTCTTTCTCTATACCAGAACCCTTTTCACTAAGAACCTTATTGGCAGATTCAAATACCACCATAGGTAATACAAACTTTTCTGATGTAGCTGTTGCCTCAGCTCTAGCTTCTAGCGCGTCCCTTATAGATTTATATCCAGGGTTTGCTTCTACAAACTCATCAGTTAAAACAAAAGTGTTTGTTTTTAAATAAAAAGGATGTCTATTCCCAACCTTGTTTGCAAAGGTAGTGTTGTCTAGGTTTTGTCCATAATAAACAAACTTATAGTGTCTACCAACATTTCTAGCCCCATATTTAGACTGAACCACATCAGCATGTCTTGGTAAAATAAATGAAGCCGCATCTGTTGCATTTAGCTTTATAGTTTCTCCACCAACATTAAATTCAGGATATACATCTCTAAGCATAATAGGTTCAATTCTAGTATCACTACCAAATCCTACATGCATAGCTACAGCACCTGCTGCCCTTTTAACATAATCTTTAATTCCTTTAAAATAACTTTGTGGTCCGACAATTATATCTCTGGCATGATATTTGTTTATAGCATAGGTTAGGGATATTTGTGCTGCATTATTATGCATCTCTTCAGGTGCCACCTGTTTAAAGTCGTTAATAAATTGTTGCACATTTTTCTTTCCAAATAGTTTTGTTGCCATTTTAATAGCAACATCTGGACTATATAGTGGTGCATTATTTAAATGTAAGTCCATAGACTTATCACTAAAAATAGAAATAGATTGACTATATGTATTTGAGCCTTCTTGTATAGCTCTAAATATTTCTCCTATATGGAGTTTTGTCATCATTTGAGCAGATTGTTTTCCTGCATCAAAACTCACGCCATCTCTAAAAGAGTTACCTCCTATTATTTGTTTTATGTCTAATTCTACACCTTCTTTTATTAACCTGTCAATTAATGGATTTTTAGGATATAGTTTTTTTAACTGTTTCTTTCCTTCTTCGGTTTGAGCTAGCTGGCTTATCTGATTAACCACTATATCTGCTTGATGTTTTTTAGATATGTTTGCTGTCATCTCTCCACCTGGCATCTTAATCATAGAATCAAACTGAGCTTCTGACTGAGCAGCAGTAATACTTTCTGCTATAGAGTTTAAAGATGTTAGCATGCCACCAACACTTTTAACATTTATGTTGTCTGCCCTTAAAACTACAGTGGTGTTTCCTATTCTTTCAAGTTTAGCTTTACCCCATTTTTGCTCATCTGTAGGTCTAGCCAAAGACTTTTGAGCCAAACTACTAAGCTTATTAATATTATTCTTATATCTAGTAAACACTCCATCTACTCTAAATAACGCTGTGTCCTCAATTAATTTTCCAGCATTATCTTGTATAATACTAGTAATTGCATTAGTGTCTACTAAATCAGACGGCACAATAGTGTCCTTTACCTCGTCAGTTAAAAAGTTTTTATAAACAAATTCAGACGCTATCTTTCTTTTTACACGTTCATCCTTTGCAGACTTTAAATTACTTTCTAAATCAACTATATCTTTAAGATACTGATTATACGCTTTGGGGTTACTAAAATCTTTTTGAAAGATATTTACTATATCTTGCCTTCTACTTTCTTCTGCCTTAGCATATGTTTCCCCTAAAAGTATTTGTGCGCCTTTATGCTTATTAACCTGAACTTTACCATTTTTATCTTCATAGTAAGTTATCCAATCTATTTTCTTATAACCACTTATATCATGGTGTAAGTCAGATACAACATTTTTTGGATTAGAACCTTCGTTTCTGTATGCCTGTTCTACATACTGTATGTATCTTATAAGAACCTCTTCTTGCATAGTCATGGTTGGCTTTCCATCCTTCATTCCTTTACCATCTTTCCATTTACTTCTAAGGTCTTCTATCTTTTCTTTAAATTGACTAAGAGGTATATTTTGTCCTTGTGGGTGTATACTGTTCCACAGAGACCTTCTTACAATATGTTCTACATTGTTTTCTCCTCTTATTTCTGGGGCTATTTTAGAAAACTCTTTATTCCATTTTGATATACTTTCGTTTTCTTTGTTTCTAGTTTCTAAATAATTGTCTACCCAGTTTTCACTTATCTCTCCTTGCTTTACAGCTTGTCTTAATTTTAATTTTTGAAGTATAAGCTCGTTTAAATAATAAACTTTATTGTCTTTAAAGTTTTGGTGCTCCTCTCTTTTAATGGCTCCAGACTTTTCCATGTTAGCCATATCATTACTAATATCTTTTAATGTGTCTATTGACCATTTTTGATATTTCTTTATAGAAGCTGCAGTATATTTTCCTTTTGCATCTTGTGATAAATTAAACTTATCTTCTGACCAATACGCTGCAAACAACTCTCTTACTGTACCTGCCACTGCAACATTATCTCTATCTTCTAACACATTCATCTTGCTAGCAAATGAAGGTTTATTTCTCCTAAACTCAAACTTACCTTTACCACCCAATAGTTGTTTGTTATAGTCGTCCATAACTTCCTTTAAAACATCTTTAGTGTTTGCTAACTCCTCATTACCTGTATCTTCTAATATTTCTTTTGATTCTTTTTTACTAAATTTTTTCTTATAAAAATTAAAAGTATTACCAAAGAATTTCTTCATGTTGTTTTTCCATCTTGTTCTTGAGCTAATATCAACAAGTCCACTTAGGTCTTGATTATTTGCAGACATAGCCATAACCATAACAACAGCTTCTTCTATAATTGTATTTTGTTGAGAGTCTGGTTTAATATTAATATTCTTTTTAGCCGCCTCTTTTACTACATAATCTATATATTCTGTATTTTGCTTATTAGGATTTTGTTCTGACCAGGCAGCATATGTTTTTATGTCCTTATCAGACATGCTAATTTCCTCTAATGTTTTCCCATTGTCAAATACTAACTCTGTAAAGTATAAGTTTTTAACAGTATTCATTACAGGCTGTGTTAACACTAACTTTCTTAAAGCTTTAACTGGGGAGCTATCCCAAAATTGATATAGATATACATGTGCTAACTCATGAAAAAACGCTTCCTGTGTTGCCCTATTAGCATCTAAGTATACTGACATTCCTATAGATAAACCAAGATGTCTAAGACCATTTTTAGATTTATTAAAATTAGTATATACAGTAAGTGGGACTCCCTTTTCTTTTAATCTTTTTCTTATAATTGCTTCAGCACCATAATACCGTTCTCCCATTTGCCTTCTAATACTAGCTATTGTACCCACATCACCCTCTATTGGCTTTTGTGTTTTGGTTCTTTTATCTCTTGACTCCTTTTGATTATTAGATAACTTTTTAGCTTTGGCTTTTTTTCTAGTTTGTTTTTTGTCTAAATCCTGAAGTGCAGTTTTTTCTGCTTCTAATTTATTAATTTCTTTAATAACATCATTTCTTTTTGTTCCTCTATTGTCATCAAGAAGAGCGGCATCATCGCCTTTTAAAGTATCTTTCCATCCTTTAATCTGCTTATCTATCTCCTTAATTCTTTTTTCTCTTTGTTTAGGTGAAAGCTGTTCAGCAGATTCTTTTTGTGCCTCTGAAACCTCTTCTTTAGTAATTTCATCAGCAGCCTCTTGCTGTCTCATTTCATTTACTTTATCTTGTCTTTTATTTTTAGACTCTAAAGCCAAACCTTCTAAATAAGCTAAAGCATCTACACGAACTTGTTCTATTCCACCTTGATACCCCTGTATGGTTTCTTGTGACAAATCCATAGCTTTCTTTTGTTCTTTTTCTATACGAGATATTTCTGTTTGTTTTTGTTTTTCTGTTCTAGTAGTATCAGCCTTTACAGTTTCCTTTTGAGATTCATAGGTAGAATTAGTTTCTTCCATAATCTTTCTCTCCATAGCAAGCCTATACCCCAATCTAGCAACTTCTTTTTTGTGTTCAATAGGCATTCCATTAAGGAATGCATTTGCATAAACATCATAAGCCTCACTCATATCTTCCATTAACTTAATAGCTGAGTCAGCTTCTTGTCTAGAAAGTTTTTTCTTTTCCACTAATTGTTCTATTCTTGCTTTACCCTGGTCTACCTGTCCTAAAACAACTGAGCCTAATAATGCACTTTCAATAGCTTGATGTTTTTTATTTATTTGAATTTCTGCCTCTGTATATTGACCACCTTCCGTTCCTCCTTTTTCTATTTCTTCAGCAGCCTTTGCAAACATAAGTGCTGTTCCGTCTTCCCCTAAGCCTGAAGCTTCTATTTTTTCATCTATAATATTAGATGCTATAGCAAAGTCATTTATAGCTGTTTTTATTGTACCTATACCCCCTGTCGCAAAACCCATACCAAACGACACAAGTCTTGTTTCTGCCACCTCAGGACTATGAAAATAATCCCAATACTCCATTGGTTCTTCACCCTTCATTAAAGCAAGGTTAGTATTTACTCTCCAATCTTGATATATTTCTTGAAACTCTTCCATCTTTCCAGAAGTAACAGCTAAACCACTACCAACCAAAAAGTCTGCCATACCAGATTTAAATGTTACTCCAGTTCCCATTTTTACCCTTTCCGCGCTTTTAACCTTTCTACCTATAGAACCAAAACCTTTGTCAAATATTGCGTATTGCATGGCGTCAATAGCCATATACTTTGCGTTATCTCTCATAACTCTTAAACCCACAGTTGCTGCTTGGTCTCTATCTAACCCTTCTTCTAACGCTCTTTTATACGCGTCTCCAGCCAAAACAGCTCCTTCTGATAAGTTTGCTCCAATACCACCACCAAGGAACTCTGCAATACCCAGTCCTGTAAATTTAGTTCCAAACATTTTAAAACCAACCTCAGCCTGTCTTAAGTTTTTAACAGCTCCTTTTACACCTAGTTTTTTAACAGTTTCTTTTGCCATTAAATTTGCATATGCCATTCTACTTATAGCTTGACCCTTACCACCAGTATATGCAAAAACAACCATATTTGGTATTTGCTTAGCCACTTTGGTTAACCAAAAGTCTAATACAAATAATTGAGAATAATCTACTTTTACATTTCCTTCTTCATCTCTAGTAAAAAATTCTTCTCCATGTTCATTTCTAAATTGTTCTTCAACGCCATCATCTATAGTTTCTAAAGCATTACCAATTTTTCTTAATCCGTCAGTAAATGAAGCGGTTAAGTCTATTCCTAAAAAATATTCTGACACATTATTTAAACTTGCTAATGGATTAACCATGCCAATATTTGGTCTAAACTTTTCACCTCTTTGGTAAGGTGTCATCACATCCTCTTCTTTAGAGTCAAAAACACTTCTTCCTTCCATATCCTCTCCAGTGACATAATCTGACATACCATCAACCCAATCTATAATATCTCCCGCTGCTGAAAATATTTGTGAACCAACACCAGCCGAAACACTTCTCCACAACTTTCCCACTGAAGAATAATCTTGTGTGGGTTGTATATCAGATTGTTGAGCAGCCATTTTAACAGCATCACTACTATATTCTGATACACTAAAAAAATCAAATTTATTTAGATTTGCATTTCTGGCAGCTTGCATTTCATCATAACCAACAGGAGCCTGATAGCCCTCCATTATATCTGGTTGGTCAAATGTTTCCTGTTCTACAAAACCATATTTCCTGTCATCTCCTGCACTAACAACTGATTGTGGTTCTGGCGATGGAGAAGGAACTGTTTGGTCAATAAGTGTAGGTGGTTGTAGTGTAGCTTCTGCTGTTTGCACAGATGTTTGTCCTGCATCATACTGCTCAACCTGTTCCTTAGGATTAGGACTTTCTGGTTGAGGTGAGTCCATTAAATTTTTAAAAAAATTATTTGCCATTATGATTTTTTATTTTCAAACATTTCACCAACAACAGTATATCCCCTTAATATTGCTTGTATATCTTTTCTAAGCTTTTTACCTTCACTTTCTGACATTGCCCCATTTTCTATAAATGTACTAATATATCCATCAACATCCCCTTCTTTTATTTTATTTCTAGCTTCTACCATCACAGGGTTGTTATTTGTTGTAAGCAAATTTACAAAATTTTCGGGAGAAACCTCGTCTTCCATGTTACTCAAGGAATGTGTCATAACGGTAGCATAAGCTATTGGGTCATACTCATTAATTCCTATTTTTTTCATTGACATATCCAAGCCATTGTGTAATGATAATATTGCGTTTTGTGGATTATTACCTGTAAATGAAAAAGACTTTCCTGGTGTGTAAGCAAATTGATTAGAAGGTGTAGTTTCTGCAACTTGTTTAGACCTAAAGTCCATTTCTCCTACAGCCTTATCAAACTTATCTGCCATAAGACCCTGACTCATATCTAGCTTTATGTATACATAATCATCTTCATTATACCAGTCTTCATCCTTTAATGCAATAATAACTTGTCCATCTTTAGCTCTATTTTTAAATAACTCAGAGCCCTCTCCATCTGTTTGTATGTCTTCATAAGTTAACAGCTTACTTTTATTATTTTCTCTATCTGTTTGAACTTCAAATGCATAATTTATTCCTTCTACATCAAAACTTTTACCATATCCACCGCTACTAAAACCTTCTGCTCTTGTTAAAGAGTTTCCGTCTCCGTCATACATTTGAATCTCTCCACTTCTCAACATATTATTTATTTGAGTTCTAGACAGCGTTCCACTGTAATCTTTTTCACTCATACCAAATATAGAAGAAACAAGTTTAGATTCACTACCTCTAAACATACGAGCAGAATATACATTATTACCTTTGTTCATTTGCACAAAGTCTCCCATTTGAGTTCTTTGTTTTAAGTTATATAATGCATTTTGGTTTGCTTCCTCTTCCCAAAAGCCACCCCAATCTCCAGTATATCCTCTATTCATATTTTCGTTAGCATTTAATATTTGCTGACTAGCTTTTTTAGAAGTTGCATTATATCCTCTTAATTGGTCTTTATAGTTTTGAGACATAACCATTGGACTTTCTGAATCGTTAATAAAGTTTATTATTTCATCTTCAGTAACATCATTAAAACCAAGAATTGCATTAGCGCTTCCTTGTTTCATTCTTCCTTGCTCTACATTATAATTATATAAAGCATTGTTAAAATTCTCCATTCTATTTTCCCCTGACAAATAAGCGTGACCAAGACTTTCAAACCCTTCTATGTTTTCTGGTCTTTTATAGTCTTTTAATTGTCCATGAAAAATAAAAGCATCATTTGTAGAGTCTTTCCATTTTTCAAAACCTTCCATGTCCGCTTTAGATACTAAGTTTGGATTTTCTTTCATAAGGTCTAAATACTTATTTAGATTCCCATGATTAGCTCTAATTATTCTAGCCTTGTCACTATTTAATATAGCGTCTCTATAATCAGTTAGGTGTTGTATTCCCCCTGCTCGCAAAAAAGCTGCAGGGTCGTCTCCAAACCCCTCTAATTTTAGTTTTAATTCATTTTCTGCATCCATTGCAACCTTACGCATATCTTCTGCATCTTTAGGTCTATAGTGCTTAGAAAGTTCATTACTTTGAGCATGAATAAGGTCAAGGCTATTCTTGTACAATGCAGAGTTTTGCATGTTGTACATTTTTTCTTGCGCTTCCATTTGCGCTATCCTCATGTCATTTTGTTGTTCTTGTTTTGCTGCCTGTCTGCCTCTTTGTGCAGCAGAAGCCCAGCCTCCTATTATATTTGCCATATTAATCTTCGTCGTTTAAATTATCTGTTAAAGATGTATAGTTACTCTTTTCAGTGTTATAAAAATTTGTTAAAGCAGAATTTGTTAATTTGCTATCTAACATTTTTTCATATACTTCCATGTTTCCTTTATTAGAAAGATTAGTTAAACCTCTACTAACTTCTTGAATTGCAGTTTGCATAAGAGTATTTCCCAATTGACCATGTAAATCGGATTTTCGTTTTTCCTCATTATAAGCCATTCTTCTATCAAATTCACCAGTCATTCTTCCGTGCTCTTGCTGATACTTTAAAGCTTGGCCATATTGGTTTAAGCTGTCTCTTTGCGCTGCAGCGTCCATGGCATTTAACTTTAATAAACCTTTAACCCTATTAGCATTTAATACTCCAGCATTAGCTAAAAAGGAAGCTCTACTTCCACCAGAAGCTCTCATAACATTTTTTACACCTAAATTATAAGCCTCTGACAAACCATCCATAGCAGCTGTTCTTTCTTGCGCAGATAATCCTGATTCTGAAGCCTCTTTCATTCTTGCCATATAAGCCTTCCAGGCCGAATCAAGACCAGCTTGTTCCTCTACAGGTATATCTACCATTGCTTCTTTTATATGTTTCTGTCCTTTTGCCGCAGCTAAAGCCGCTAAAGCACCACCAGCTACAGTCAACCAAGGGAAAGGCTTTTTGTCTTCATCCTCACCAGTGGTTCCACCTTTTTTATCATCCTCACTACCATCGCCTCCTTTAAGTATAGTCACATCTTCATCTTCATCAACAATACCTTCATCATCTTTTAATGGGTCATCATAAACAAAAGTGTCATCCCCTTCCACTAGCTCAGGACCCATTTGTACTTTAGATTTTACTTCTTCAAGAGTTATGGGTTGCAATCCACTTTTATCCATACCTGGCATTACTACAGTTAAATTACCAACACTGTCAGTATAGATTTCTTTTCCCTCATAAATTTCTAATGGATTATCAGGGTCCATTGCCATAAATGCATTTTTTACATCTTCATCATATATATTCTCTGTTCCCTCTTGAACCCCCCTAACAAACTCTGGACTTAACTGCCCTGACCCTATCTTATTTAAACCCTTGTTTATAGATTCCTCTAACCCTAAAGCTTTAGCATCTCTCTCTAGTAATTCTGCTTTTTCTTCTTCACGACCCTCTTCTAACTCTGCCTTTTCTTCTAGGGTAGAGCCAATAATATTCATTTTGTCCATTCCAGGTGGAACAACTGTTTTCATTTTTTCAGAATCTTCTAAAGCTTCTTGATTTATATATTTATATTTGCCTTCTTTTCCGCGTATATTGTCTTGAAAATTAAAATCTGGATTTAATAGACTTGATTCACCTTTGTCTGCCCAAGTATCACTAAGGTCATCTAATCTTTTCATCCAACCTTTCATGTGGTCTTTTGACGTTTTAGACTTACTATATCTATCTACTCTTACATCTAAAAAGGATTTTCTAAACTCTGCCTGATTTACACTGTTAATATCTTTTACTATATCTCCAGTATTAGTTCCTCCTGCCTTTTTAATAGCTTCATATATATTATTAGAATCTGTATTATTAAAAGAAAAGTTTTGATTTACCATTGCATCTAAAACAAATGCAGATGTGGCAGGATTTTCTATTCCCTTTAAACTTATATTATTGCCCTTAGGGTTAGTAAAAAATGCTTCTTCAAAAACATCTTTAGCATCATTAGAAGATTTAATGGTGTTTTCAAATTGTTTTATTAATTTATCTAAATTTCCACTTTTAAAAACATCTTTTGCTTCTTCAGGATAATTTTGCTCTAACCAAAAATCAAAAGTAACACCATACCGAGTTCCAACAAAATACTTTTTACCATAATGTTTACCTTGTTTAACATAATTTCCTATATCTTTTTTATCGCTAGAAACACCGCCTTCAATATCAGCTATTGTTCCATACACCTCTTCTGTTAATGCTGCCATATTATTTGTATTTTATTCTAGTTCCATACTTAGCTGTTCCTGCATCTTTCCAAGAATTCATTTCCGAGAAAACAAGCTTACCAGCTTTTTCATAATTTTTTGTTGCTTTGTATTTATCAAGTTTTGACATAGCTCCTTTATCAAATACACCCTCGCCACCTGTTAATTCCATACCTGTGTCGTTTCCCTCTTTATCTACTACAGTAAGGGGATTTGTTTTGTGAGAAAACTCTCCTTTTGTCATTCCTCCCGTTTCATAATTTACATTTAAATAATCATTTACATCATAACTAACTTCTCCTCCTTCATTAAATTTTGCACTAAAACCTGTGCCTAGACCCGAAACACCATAGGTGTGTGTTGTGGCCTCTAACTTGTCTCTAGAGTCTTTTCCATACTTTTTTTCATAATCATCTAATGTTGGTCCATAAACTTGACTATGCCCTTTAGCGTATTGGTTTGCAAGCAAACCTGTTCCGTAATAACCAACATCACCAGCTAACCACGCGGTTCCAACACCTGGAATAAATTTAGTTCCAAATTTTTGCAATCCAGCAGTTATTAAAGCACGGCTAGCCATATACTTTGTTCCAGAATTAATACCTGTTTTAACTCCATGTTTAATTCCTTGTTTAGTTCCCAACTTTTGATAGTCAGTTCCTTCCATTGAATTAATACTACCTCCATCTTCATATTTTTCTTTTTTTAAATCAACAGGCCTAGACGAGTGGTTTTTTGTTGGAGAGTGTGTTCTTCCATGTCCACCAGATTTATATTTAAATTTTAAATATGGTTCAGAATTTATTTCACCTCCCTTTTTGTAGGAGAATCCATATTTTTCAGATGCCGCTATTTGCCCAGTAATAGCTTCTTCTGAACGTGTTGCAGATTCTTGTGTAAACTTTTGACCAAATTGTTTTTCTAAAGTTCCTCTTGATTCATACATAGCATCTTCATATTCTTTTTGTGCTTGTTTTCTTGCTTTATTTCTTCCTGTTATTGAGCCTATAATATTAGTTATAGCGCCAACTGTAGCTCCAACTCCTGCTCCAACAAGATTTCCAACTCCAGGAACAACAGTTCCTAAGGTTGCCCCTAAAGCCGCGCCTTTACCAACACCCTTTAATACACTACCTGAAGCTTCTCCAAAATTTAAAGTTGTTGGGTCAAAATCATCTGACATTGTTTCTAACCCTGTTCCAATAGCTGCTACTGCCATAGCAGCATCACCCACGCCAGAAGTACCGCCTGGAGTCAATTCTGGAGCTCTATTTCTAAACAGGTTTCCTATGTCTTGACGAGTTTGACCAAAAGCAGTATATGTCTTTGCTTCTGGGGGCATTGACATTGACATTATTGGTTGTGCTATAGGCGGTGTATACTCGATTGGAGCTAATGAAGTTCCACTGTAGGTGTCAGATAAATTAACCTGTGGCAACATGGTTCCACCATTTTCATACTCTTTGCTTTTTATATATTTCTGTATTTTACTCATCTTTATCTTCTTGAATATCTATAATATGGAACTATTGATAATATACTAAAACCTTCATCTTTTAAATTCCCAGAATAATCCACGTTGCTATACGCTGTTTTAAACTGACCAGTACTTTCTCCAAAAAACTGAACACCTTCATCCCATCCCATAACCATAGCAACTACAGCATAGTTTCCTCTAGTTACGTTTTCATTTATGCCTGGCTTGGTTACAACATAATTTGCCATTAACTGCCCCTGCTTAGTAGACCTCATAGGAATATGATGTGTTCCGTCTTTTACAACATACCACATTTTCTTATCTGGGTCTGCATCAAATCCATTTTTAGCATTTGAATATACTGGGGATAAAACATTACCACCAGGACCGTCTAATAAGTTTGTATATTCACTTGCATCCCACTCGTCTATACCATATGTATTAGCAGAGCCTAAAAATACAAATCTACGAAAATATAAATGATTGTTTCCTATTTGAGTGTCTCCCTTAAAATTTATATCTATATTATCAAATATTTTAGTTTGATGTAATTCGTCATTTAAAACGAAATGAAGTTGTATTGGCTCTATAGATATGTGGCCTGGAGTTGCTAAAAGACTTCTTTCACCCAAGTTTCCATACTCACCTGTATAGATGGGTTTTGAATATTCGTATGTGTATTCATCTTCATCATTTTCTTCTTCAGAACCACCTCCAAGATTATATTCATATTCAGAATTTAAAGGGTGCCCATATATGTAATAATCAAAACCTCCAAAATATAAATATTTATTTTCATCAGGGTCTGCCTGATTATTTTCTATATAATTTTCATTTACCCAAGTAGATTCATACGCCCCATCCATTGAGCTTGCAGATGTAGTAGCATATCCATTAGCAAGATAAATTTTTGTATTCCCCCTTTCTCCATAATCATATAATGAATACATTCTGTTATTAAAATTAAAATACATTGATGGTCTTTTTGAAACAAAAGAAGTAAACATGTTTAAAGGTTCGCTATAAACAATTGTTGTTGGGTTATAGTTATTTACACCACCACTTAATACATCTGTTGCCTCAGGGTATATAGTTAACAAAATCTCACCATACTCTGGGTCATAACCAATTGATATTCCTCCGTATAATATATAGTTAAGCATCTCTACTGTTCCTGAGGCCTGTTGAGAAATTAACTGTTGATATGCATAGAATTCACTCATATACGCGTCCATCTCAACCTGAGTTTCAGCACTATATGAAAATAATGGATTATCATTAATTTTGGTATTCATATACTTTTGAAAATGAGTTTGAACACCCAAGGAATCTCCTAAAGATGTAACTCCAAATCCTCCCCCTTGAGTTCTTCCTAATTTTAAAAACTTAGAAGCATTAGCATCAAAATAATAAGCCCCATTGTCAGTTACAGCAAGGCCATGCATATGTTGTGAGCCATAACTTTCACTTACATAATCAAACCTTTCTATTACCTTGTCAGTTCCTGTTACAGTTGTTATGTGTCCTGACTCTCCTGCAGGTATCAAAACTCTAGGATTAACACTTAAAAGGCATGTTCCTGAGTCTTGTAAAGCAAATAGTTTGTCTTGAAAATTTAACAATTGATTAATAGGACCCTTTCTATAATCTAAATCTTTTATTTGGTTAGGAGGAAATATAGAAAATGCATCTCCAAAATCTCCAGCTAATTTTATTTCAGAAAACGCAACTGTTGTTGGCCAATGGTCTATTTCAACAAAATCTGTAGGCCTTGGATTAAACAATCTTATTGTGTTGTCTGAATCATAAGAATTATTATATGCTGAAGCACCAAAATCATCAGGTATTTGTTTAACTATATTTTGCGTGTCCCCGCCAAAGAAATAACCATGTCTTAAGTCTAAATTGGTTTCTGTTTCAACTGGACAAGTATACGCTGTTAAAACACCTCTTTCAGCAAAATTATATGTCACATTTGAATCGGGAGATGTGGACTCCATTGATGTTTCTTGATTTAGGGTTTTCTTTAAACTAAAGTTGCATATATATGTGTCACCACCAAAAACATGAAGACCATCATGCCCATACGTCATGGTATCTTCTAGTGAGTTTACTGGTTGGAATGCCCCTGTAGATATAAAAGTATTTCTAGCAAAACTGACTGAAGTTCTACCTCCGTATAATGTGTCAGCAGTTTGTTGTTTAACTATAGCGGCCATTGTCATTTCTGGAGAGTATTGACTCCATCTACTACCTGCTGTCATTGAAGTGGCTCCACCTGGTATTCCAGCATAATTCATATCATCTACTGCTACGCCAGTAATAGTGCCTATTGGACACCTAAAATTACTTCCACCAAATTGCCAAAAAACTCTTTCTCTCCAATTATTTCTTTGAAGACAATGTCTGGTTATAGGAAGCATGCCATGGTTTCCTAAAGACAAAACAATTGTTCTATTGCATTGAGCAAAATCTGCATATTCTTCTGTATATGTACCATACTCATCATCACTGTCGGTAGTGTCTAATCCCGTATTTCCACCTAATTGCATATTAGAACCAGTTCTATCTGAGTTTAAAGCAAACTTACCACTATTGTCGCTACCAGAAATTCCATAGCCATGAAAATCGTGCCACATAGTAGAATTTGTATAAGCTCTATCTGAGCCTAAATCTGCTTCAGATACAGTTTCTCCAGGAGAAACCACCTTTGCAAAAAGTATTTTACTTTCATTCCAGTGACCACTTGAGCCAGTATAATCAGCTGAACTATAAACATCTAATCTTTCTCCAGGTAAATTAGTTGCCCCATCTAAACCACCATTTGCAATAATATCTGGAAGAATATTACATGCTCTTGCTCCATTTTCTTGGTCAAAACCTGAGGTGCCTAAATTTAAATTATTAAACCAAGTGTCATTTCCACCCCAAGCATTACCAGCAAGAAACTGTGGTGTGTATTTAAAGTTATCATACCAAATAGTTCTACTATTTATACTATAACCCTCTCCAGTTCCATCTACTTGATTACTGTTTAAATAAAACTTATTCCAATCTGGCCTAGCCATCCCATACATAGGATAAGCGCCAATCCTTTTTGAATAAAATTTTGTATATATACCAAAATTAAACTTTTTGTTCCAACGCTGGTCATTTGGTGTTGGTTGGTCATCAACATCAAGCCAAGCATTATAAGCATCGTCGTCACCTTGCCATGTGGCCCAGTTATCATATCCCATTTTAAGATGAAAAACTCTCCAATCACTAGCCCAATTTGTTGATTGCGATGCTTGCACAGAAAATGTATGCTCATAACCTCCAAAAGAAACATTAGTTCCTCCATAATATATATCACCACCTTCTAATAAAGAAGGTTGTATACAACAAGCAAATAAGCTAACGCTTCTTGGTGGCCTAGGATAATCTCGATGACTGTCATTAGGCAGAAAATCTCCATACCTTCCAGGATATGTACCATCCGCTAAATAATGATTCATAAAAGCTTGCCATGGATTTCCACTTGTTCCTCCATTTTGTACAGCTTCTTTTATACAATATCTTGATTCTGTTATTTTTAACCTATCTCCAGATGCAAAATTTAAATCGAAGGTGTCGTTTATAATTGCGTCAGGAGAATCTAACGTGTATATATTTGAGTGAGACCAATCAGGGTCACCACCAATAGGATTTGTAACTCCTGATGCCTGTAACAATTCAATTGATGGCACTTGAGTGGAACTTGAACCTGAAGAGTTATAACTCTTTCTGTTATTACCATACCTATTAGACCTATAAGACTGTATAGTGGGTGTCCAAAATGGTATGGGGTCATTTCCAAATTTTCCTTCCATACCAACTCTATTTGCACCCCACCATCTAAAGTCTCCTTCACCTTCATCAGAATTAAAACAAGCTAATCCAGGGTCTTGATATTTTACCGCTCTATTTAAAACACCATTAGTAACAATAGTTCTTTGTTGTGGTGTTCTTTCAACTCTTACAATTGTATACCCTGATACTTTTGATGCAGTTTCTTGAGAAAGTTTTACCTCAAAATATGGGTATAATACACATCCGTATTGCCCTTCTCCTTTAGCGGTTAATCCATCAGTATATGGTTTTTTGTAATACGAAGTACTAAAATCTTCGCCTGGCCAATCTAAAAAGCCTCCATCTAAATCACTTCTACTTGTTTGATAATAATATGGCCACTCCGTTGTTGTTAGGTATATACCGCCCTGTGCATCATATTGAGGAACAATATATTCTGCACTATGTTCTGGCATTCTTACATCTCCAATACGCTTCACAAACATTGGCGAACCTTTTTTATCATAAAATAAAATTCCAAATCTATATATTTCTCCTCTTGTATAACCTACATAATTGGAATTATATATTGGATTCGCATAACTAGCATAGTAATTGCCATCTCCAGCACTTTGATTTAATGTGTAAAATGGTGCACTTGCACCTTTATTATTTCCAGTTGTTATCAGGTTGTTGCTATCGTCTAATTGTATTGCGTTACCTGGGGTATTATTAGCTCCTAAAATTCTAAAAGTAACCCTTACACCCTCATATTCACCATTATCCATAGGAGTATTAAAATACTTACTTTCTGCGCCAAATACACCACGCTTTCCACCCCATGCAACTGGTTCATTAACATCATCGTAATGAATTATTCCATCATGCATTTGGTGTGTAAAATTATACAAAGCTGAACCACCCTCCCCTTCACCGTCTGGTTCATCAGGACCCTTTATGTATCTATACAAATCTTTTCCTTCTGGCTTAACATACCCGCCCTCTAACGGTGAGTCTGTTACATATACATTTGCTGAATCACCATCATTATTAAATTTTAACCCCCCTTTAGAGTACAATAGGTCGTCAAACAAATCAGGATTTCCACCTTCATAACTATGGTGTAAATTTGCCTCATTATAAGAAGCTACAGTAAAGTCTGTGTCTATACGGGCTGAGCCACCCTTTAAATTACCACAAAAAAGTCTATTATCTTTTACCTCTAAGGCTTTACATATATCCCAGCTTACAGAGTTTATTTGAAATTCCATAACTGAAATTTCTTCCATTATTGTTTCTGTACCAGTATGTACAAAATTAATGTCTACCACTCCCTGAGTGTTTGGAATAGCAATAGTATTTATAACTTGAGCTGTACCTGGAACTCCATTTAAATATGGTACATGTATTACCTCTAAAAAAGGAAAAGACGCGTCAACATCTTCTATAATTCCTTGTATTGATTTACCAGTATTTACATCTGCATTGGCACCTCTTGTAAAAGCAGCTTGTGTGTTTTTAGTTGTTACTGGTAATGATGCTGGATTACAAACGGGAGATATTCTAGAATACCTTCCATCTCTAGTTTTATATCTAAAACAATATGCATGTGCTACACTGTCTAAACTTCCACCTTCTGAAAACCCTGTTATCTTAGGCTGACTTTGTTTCGCCTCTACGAACAGGTCAAAAAATGTTGGCTGATTAGTATATGGAGTATATATTGACGGGTCTGCGCCCACATTTATAGTTCTAAGAGGAAAGTCACCATCTGTAAAATATAATCTTCTTATTTGGTCGCTTTCTTCTGAACCTACAACCTTAAGTTGTTTTCTATTAGAGAAACCCAAATCTCCCATAAAAAACATTTGAAAAATATCACCCTCTTGCATATTAGCTGGGGTTACCAGCATTCCGTCTCTTTTTTGAGAGGTTTTTAATATAAAGTCTGCAGGGGTATTAGATATTTCTTCTGAATTTATCCAAGTTCCTAATAAAACTAAATAATCAGAAAATGCATATGTTCCAACAATTTGCATTTCAGGTGCTTGAAAAGCCTCATAATTATCACCATCAGGAACCTCTACTGCACCAAAAGCTCCATTAAAAACTTGTTGTTCTTCAATTTCTATAGTAGTTAACCCTCCCAAAATAGAATCCACTTCTTCAGTGTTAATATCACCTATATAGTTTACAAACCACCCTGCTAATGCTTGTCCAATATAACCCATACACTCAATCCAAGTGTTTGTGCTTCCTGGCGCATATCCTAATATACTTACAGCATACCAAGCAAAAGTAACTTGAAACGCTGAAGCAAAATCATTTTGAAGATTTTCAAAACCCTCTGTCTCAAGAAAGGGTTGCACAATTAAGCTTCCTGTAGCATCTATAGTAACAACTTCAACAGTTTCAACGCCAACTAAAGATTGAATAACAAAAGTAGATAAAGTATACTCAAAAACGTTTACAGTAAAAACACTGCATAATAATCCATTATCTGAATCATTAATTGACTGAGCTATAAGATTTTCAAAATAAGAAGTGCCTGCAATTGTTTCTTGGTCAACTCCAGCAGGAACTTCTGTTGTAACTACATATTCATTTACATCTGTAGTAATAGTTGTTGTAAAAGTTAATCCCACACCATCAGAATCCCCTAATTCTGAAAAAATAAAACTTGTTGGAATTGCTTGCACACCAACTTGTAGGTATTCAAAAAAACCTAACCACTCAGACAATGGACCAATAAGATTATTTTCGTCACCATTATATGGATAACCATCAGGATTAGTTGAAGCAGCAAATAGAATTATCTCAACCATATCTTCGTTTGGTAATCCTGGTAAATCATCACCAAATGGCGATTGTATAAAATTGGATATGTTAAAATATCCCTCATCTACGCCCCATTGTAAAAAACTACCAAATGTTAAGTCAAGTCCATCAGACGAGCTTATAGCGTCTTGAAATTGACTCCACTGGCTTATTGGGGGTATTATATATTCTTGAGCTCCTGATGTTTGCGTGCTTGTGGTTCCATTTAAATTTAATGTTAACCTGTCACTGTCGTATGGGTGTATTGATACATTTTTCCCTTTATAAGAATTTAGCCTTACATTTTTAGCATACCTATAAGTGTCTTTAGGTTGTATTCCAGGGTCCATGTCAAACTGCATGCCCTTTAAAAAACTATTTGGTTTTCCAGCTTTTCTCATTATACGTTAAGTAATCCATTTAAACTTTTAACAGGAACCAATGTGTTCCATATTGCTGCAGCTTTTTTCATTTCTATAGGTGTTGGCATATTGTCATTACCTCTAGTTTGAGCACACAGCCGTGACCAATTCCTTTCCATGTCTACATATATAGCTCTAGCTAATTTTCCATTATAATAATCTCTTGCTTTATATTTCCACATAATATATGCAGATACAGCATCCTCATGGTTTTCTGCAATAGTAGGGAATCCTTCATCATCTGTATCTATAGCATAATATGCTACATCTAAAGAAGAATGGTCTCCAGTAGATAAATTAATAGTGTCTTCAGTTAAATAAAAAGTATTTTGCTTGTCTACATCTTCTGGAAAAGATGCCGAGCTTTGTGAAAAATATGTAGAGTTAGATGCATCTCCAGCTTTTTTAACGTCTATTAAACTTAAAAAATCATTAGGTAAAGATGCCTGTTTGTTTACAATGTTTAATGTAGCAGTTCTTTTTACAAAAGTTTTATATGAACCTATTTTTCTTTCTGCTTCAAAAGCCCATTCAATAAAAGCATAAAAGTTTTTAGAAGCATCTGTAATCTCTAAATTCCTTATAACATTTGCTATAACTCTTTTTACACTTACTCTTTTTCCAACTTGTCCATTCATATTAATATTCTTTTACCTCTTTAATTACCTTCTTAAATTTATACAAAGGTAACACTTTACATTTTTTTAACTTTCTAGGCCTTAGCCAAACAAGTTTATTATAATAAGCATTAAGTATAGGCACTTTATATTTTACAACCTCACCCATTCTTTCACTTTCTGCAATATCCACTCTTATATGAAAAGGTCTTTTATTTTTGCACTTTTTTACATATAAGGTTCCTAATCTATTTGGCAACTTAAACTTATCTCTTTCATTTGCCACTCTATCTATCATAATATCAAAATAACTACTTACAATATTGCGATATTCAGTATAGCTTAATTGCCTTTGTCTTTTTGTCCCCTTTACTTTTATTTCTTTTTTTATAGTATTATAAATATCTTTTAAAAAAGTATATTTTTCTTTATAATCTCTTATATTCATATTTATCTAGTTCTTGCTTTCCTTGACCTTGCATTAGCATTTGGTGACGCTTTTGTTGGTGTAGCTGCCATCTTTGCTGCTCTTTCATCTACAGCGTTATTTGCGTAATCTGGTGTTACTCTTAAGAACACATTAAATTCTTTTGCTAACACCGCTTCTGTTAAAGAGCCTAAAAGCTCTGCTGGTATTGGATAATCTGTACTACTCCAACCTGATTCTTCTGGATTTGTTAAAACAACTTTTGCAGTTAGAATATGATTATTATTAGCATATGTAGTTCCATCATTATTTCTAACTCTTAAGCCATCATCAATACTATATGACGAGAAAAAATGACTCTCATTTGGAGCAAACCTTGTTGACAAAAAAAACTCAACTTCAGATGGTGCCATAACTGGAAGATTGTGTATTTTTCCAGTTGTACTATCTGTTAGTGTAACCTCTTTTATAGCTCTATTATTAGCCCAACCTAAAATAGTTGGGATTGTCATAGTACCACCTGAGTTTACCGCAGATTTAACTGATAACATTGCATCAGAAACAAATCTACCACTGTCTGTATATTTTGTTAATAGTTGCGCTCTATGATAATTTACCATGTACTTTATTTGTGTAATTGATAAATTAGAGTCATCACCCGCTATACCTCCCTCTACTATATTTTTAATATTATATGCTATTTGATTTAAAGTCATAATTTAATATTTAAAGATAAGGGGCAGGGCGAACCTAACCCCTCATCACAAAGCAGGGAGCAAAATTATTTTCCCTCTAATTGTTTAATTTCATTATCAACAGCTGGTTGTCTTTCATCAGCAACTGTTCCTAATATTTTTCTACTTGCTATTTGACAAACTTCTTCTCTACCATGAACAGGAAGCCAATTAATATTTTCAACATTATTATTATTAGAAATGTAAGTTATTACAACTTGCATAGTAGTACTAACAGCTCCTGGTCTTACCCAGTAGGTGTTTTCTATTCTTATCGCATGATATTCAGAAAATGAACCTGGTTGATTAAATGGGTCTTTAGATGCAGATAAAGCATCATCTACACTCATTACTTTACATTGCTTTATGTTTACGCCTTGTAAAACTTTTATTTCTAATAAGGTTCCAAAGAATAAAGTATCTTCAACACCATCTCCACTGTCTACTATTTGACAACCTACACCAGCAGCTGCATTACTTGAGGCATTTATACCCCATTCACCACCAGCATAATCATGCTCTAAGTTTATATTTGGTGAATTGTCATATACTCCTGTTGCATCAAAATTTACAAATTGTCTTCTAAATACACTTTCTAAATCTACAGCACCAGTGGGTTCGTTTGAAAAACTTACACTATGAACAAACTTGCCAAAATCGTCCCTAACTTTTTGATTACCACCATACACATTAGTGCGTTCTCTTATATACTCGGTTATAGAAGCCTCTATAAAGCCATTTATTTCCGAATCTGTTAACCAAGGAGAGTCAGCCCTATCTAATATAAGTCTGACCCTCTCTCGTGCACTTGATGCATTTGTAATCATTTGCTACTATTTTTTTATTTTTTTCTTAGTAGCTTCCTGCTTTTGTTCAACTAAGTCCATTTCAACTTTGCCTCCACCATTTAATTGTGATTTAAGCATAGCAAAAATATCTTTGTTGTCTTTTAGCCATTTTATAACTTGGTCTTCTGATATACCTATAGTTTGTGAACCATATTTAAATACATCTTTTTCCCATCTTATAACTCCAGCTTCTTGTGACTCCATAACAAACACTCTATAATGCTTATCTTCATCAAACCACATAGACATAAAATAATCTGGATTTTCTGCAGCTATTTTTAGTACATGTGCTTTTAATATGTCGTCTCTAGAATCTAAATTTAATCCTAACAATCTTCCTAATTCTCTTACTTCAGCCATGTTTAATTTAGCGGCCTCCATAACAGCATTAGCAGATGTCATTATTGCATTAGCTTCTTGCTCCTGTCTTTGGATAGAGTCATCTCTTACCCAAGAACCATTTTCTACTAATGGATGTCCCTGTAAGAATTCATCTAACAATGTATGATGAGGTTGCATAATATCTAATCTTATAACTGGATTAGTATTTGGAAAACCTCTATGTGCTACACCATTTACATCTGTATATGTGTGCATCTTACCTGTTTTATCCTTGTAGTTTCCAAAGAATACATAACTCATTCTTTGTGGGTTTTTACTTCTGTAAAATACCATGTGTGTGTTTTTGCTCATAACTTATTTTTTTAATTTTTGCCCATGTTTGCTAGTCCATTTCAAACCTGGCCCGCTTTGTTTAATTAACAGATTACACCCCTCCTTAGGAGTGGACTCCGAGTGCTCTTCTACTTTCCCAGTATTTGGGTTATATTTTAATATTGTCCTTGCCATAATAATAATACCCACCCCCTCCGAAGAGGGGATAAGTATATAAATAAACTATTAACTGAACGCTGGGTCAGCATCTGCTGACATAACTGCTCCAGAAACAATAAAGTTAGTTCCATCAGAAACAAACTCTAATCTACATCCTGGTTCGATGTTATCATTAACAGTAATTTTTGTGTCTGTACCATCAGACTGTACTATAGTAGTACCTGAGCCGTTTTGAGCTAAAACAGAACCTAATAAAGCACCTGAAGGAACTTCTATTATAGTTGCCTGTGCATCTGAAGCAACAGTCCATATAATAGAAAAATATAAACCTACAGCTGGTGCTGGTAATGTAATTGTTCTGTCTGCTGTTGCAGCGGCATTAATTAATACCAATGCTCCAGACTTAATGTCCTCTATTGAGTCAGACACATCACCAAAGGTAACAACCTCTCTTATTTGGCCTTGTATAGCTCGTAGTACGTCGTCGCTATCTGCTGAACGTACAACTTTGAATTTATCTTGCATTTTTTATAATTTTTAAAGTTAACACTTAGTTTTCTATTTTTAAATGATTAGAGGGGGGTTAACTTTCCCCCTCGTCACATTGATTTACTTATTATCCACTGAAGTTTATAGTTCCAACATCAGTCAAGTTTTCATGTATATACTTACTAGTAGTATCGTCTCCAATAGAAACGAAAGCCATGCTACTCGACCTTTGCGAGTTAACAATTGCTTTCATCACCTCTAAAGACTTGCCCGTTGTAATAGTAAATATTGCACTACCTAGACCAGCGTCGTCACCAATAAATTGGATTTTTAAAGCTGTTGCGCCTGTCAAATGCATAGAACGAATGCTATCAAATGGAACCGCAATAATTGTATTAGCAGCATCTGCTGCATTTCTTGCATATAAAAATTTTCTCATTTTTTTAATTTTTAAACATTAACACTCTATTCAGTTGTAGAAGCAACATCTGTTATTCCACTGTGAATATATTTTCCTGTAACCTTATCAGCTATATTTATAAATAAAGCTCTACTAGAACGACCCGCGTTTAGTATTGCTTTTATAACATTTGCAGATTCACCTGTTGTTATACTTAAATCTACATTACCAGCTCCAGTTGTTCCCGCTATACCCTCTATACTTATAAGAAGTGATGAGTCATCACTCATTGTAAAAGAACGTATTGCGTCAACTGGGAAGGCCATTGTTTCATCTGCATCTTTTCTAATGTAGAAGAATTTAGTTGGTTTTGCCATTTTATTTTATTTTTAAAAGTTAAAGGTAAGAGGGAGGACAAGCCTCCCTGTTACACATATTAAATTTACGAATTAGATAATATACCACAAGATAATGGATTTCTAAGAATAATACCAGATTCAGAAAGAATTTGACATTCAAAGAAATCATCACCGTTTGCAGCCATCATCGAGTTATAGTCATAAGGATTAACCATACCAGGTACATACTTCTTAACAAAACTTCTGTTAAAACCTTCAGCACCTTTAGCTATTAATTCTACATTACTAACACCATTTTGAATTCCCATATCTACAAATACCATTTTACCTGACTCATTTGAAGAATCAAATGTAGATGAAATAGAATTGTGTAAGTTCGGGTCATCAAATACTGGGCAGTAAGATAGAATCATCTTATTACCTAAGATATTGTACTCAGTGAAGTTAGCACCTAATGCTACATCACCACCACCTTTACCAGCAAATACTGGAGTACCAGAACCTAGATTAACTAATAAGTCTTTCATAGCTCTATGGAAGTCAATTCTTCCTTGTGTTCCTGTAAATACTGTAAATACATTGCCTTCTGCGTTTAAAGCATTTTTAGATAATGTACCAATAAAGTTTACGATATCTTCTTCTGTTAACGCACCAGCTGTATATGTAGCTTGGTTAGAACCATCGATTTGCGCTAATAAACCATCACCCATCATTGGTAGTCCTGTAATAGCATCTCCGATATCACCTGGATAGTCGTCAGCACTTGTTACAAGTCCACTTGTTTCAGCGTATGATTTTTTACCGTACCATCTTTGTAATTCTAATTCATACATAAACTGGTCAGTCATTTGTTGTTCTTTTGTGAAATACCATAATCGGTGTCCATTAGATTCAATCCAAGTAACATCAGTTAAGTCAGACCCCATAATCTTAGTTTTCTTACGAGATAATGTTAACCAGTTCTTGTATGTATCTGGGTAAGCGTAGTTTTGTCCTACTTCTGACCCTAATGAACCTTGATTAAATGCGTTACCAATAACACCAACTACATCACCTGCTGCTGAAGCTGTTCCAGCAGAAGTTGTTGCGTCGATTGCTCTAAATGTAACTACGTTTTGTGTAGCTGTTGGATTTCCCGCGTCAGTTACGATTGCAGTAGCACCATCATTAAATCTTACAACATCATTTACATTTAGGTTGTTACCATAAATTCCAGACGCTGTAGCGTGGTCAAATGTACAACTAAATGTACTACCAGCAGCAGCTCCTGTAAATCCTGCATCTAATGTAGATGGCTTTCTGTATCGTCCCATCATCTTCCATTCGAAAGCATAGTCACCGATAACTTTTTCTGCAGCATTACGACCTGCAGCTTCTAACAAGTATGTTAGAGAGAAACGTGGATATTGTGAGATGATTTTTTTACCTATCTCTGGGTATTTTAGTAAGTTGGTTACCAACGCCGTTTCATCCGTTGTGTCCTTTCCATACGTACCCGTATATATTTTTGCCATTTTTAAATAATTTTAATTGTTATAAATAAATTAATACACAATAACAAATAAAATAGCGTTGCCTTTTTATTTATTACTTCATAAACTCAGCTGGGTCAAAACCTCCCTTTTGTTTAGTTTCAACATGCTGAGACTTTCGTCCTAGGCTTGGATTAGTAATCTTATTGATTACAGCGGCTTTACCCTTTTCCATTCCTTGGCCACGTAACATCTTAAAAATCTTATCTTTGTATTTCCATAAAAAAGCAGCATCCGCAACATTGGCATGATTACTGTATAATTCTTTTGAAAAATTTCCAGATGTTATATAGTTATATAATTCTTTCTTTTCAGTATTTTTAATTTTACCTCCAAAAAAGTCTTCTTTTTCTTTAATATAAGATTGCAAAGCCTTTCTATTTTCAAGATTAGCCTTCTCCTCTTGAGCAACTCTGTCCTTTTCTATCTTTCTTAATCTATCTCTTTCGTTTACAATATAATTTTGCAAATTCTTTCTAAGAACAACTGCTTCTCTTTTTAATAAACCAGAATCTTGCATTCTATCAACAGTATCTTTTATTTCTGATTTTTCTAAACCAGAAGCTTCAAGGTCTGCCTCTACAAGCTTTCTGTCTCCCATTTTTAAAAAGTCCTGTAATTGTGTTATAGTGTCATTTACAGGCGGTGGATTATCAAGCATTTTCTTCACCTCAGCTTTAAAAGTATCTTCGTCTTTTGCTTTTACACCAATTTCACCAGCTAAAGTTTCCCAATCATACGGAGACTCACCTGTCTCTTTTGTTTGTTCTTCTTTAGCGTCTTCAGTTTTTGCTTCTGGTTCAGCGTCCCAATCATCTTCTTCTTCTTCTTGTTCCACCTTCTCTTTAGCTTCTGTTTCTACAGAGTCCCAGGTAAAGTCATCACTTTCTTCTTCTTTAGTGTTTGATTCCTCTTCCTTTACTTCTTCTTTTACTTCTTCTTTTACTTCTTCTGTCTCAGTAGTTTTACCTTCAGACATAAATGCTGTAGGGTCAAATCCTGCCTCTTTTGTTTCTTCGGTTGTTTCGGCAGATTCTTGCTCAACCTTTTCTATTAGGTCTTCACCTGTTTTGATTTCTTCACTCATAATTTTAATTTTTGCTCATTACTTTGTACAAAGATAGGTATTATTTTTTTAGTTGATTAGCAGCTTGCCTATCTCTTTCAGACTGCTTTTTTTGTTCCTTCATTTTAGCCTCTTCTAGTTCACGGCTTGTATCTGTAGAATACATGTCTTTTTTATATTGAGTTTCTATTTTATCAGCACTTATATCCGCTTCTACATCAGCTTGAATGTTAGCTACAGCAATTTTACCCTCATTTAGCTTTTCTGCTGCAGCAACTTTACCTTCTATATCCATTTGCTTCATTTGTAGGTCATGCTGTCTCTCAGCTAGCTTTTCTTGAGCTTCTGCTTGTTGTGCTTGCATTTGAGCTTCTTGTGTAGCTTGTGCTTGTTTTTTCATCTCATTTATTCCATTTTCTAAAATGTGTTCTGCTTCAGTGAGTGTTTCTGCTTTTAGAACTTTAATAACATTTAGTAAATCTATATTTCCACTTTGTAGTGCAGCCTGAGATAATTGTGTTATTGCTTGTTTAATAGCATCTTCTTTACCTCCTTCTGTTATGTATATACCGTAATCGTTAAGTGCAATATCTGGAAAAATAGATAATGTTTTAAATCCTCCATCTCCAAGTATATATCCCGCTTTTTTTCCTTCAGCCCAACAAACCTTCATTAAATTACAAACCATTTCTACAGCTCGTTTTTTAACCTCAGAATGTTGGAAGAACCAGTTTTCTGTAACTAGATTTGACTGAACCACCGTTCTTTGAACGTTGCCTACAGCTTCATATTGAGAAACAGCTCCTTCTCTTTGTGGAGAAATACCACAAATCTGTCCAGCTGTTTGTTCTAACATAAGCTTTAGGTTCATTAATTGTTGTACAGAATTTGATAAAGTAAAATCTACTTGTTGAAATTGATTAAACCTAGCTGTGTCTGCGCCCTCATCTCTTGAGTTAATAGGTATAATACCATCATTTTTAATGTGGTATAATACAGTTTGCATGTCCATACCAATATTAGATGGCATTTGTGATACGTCATAAACAACAGCTTTTCCTCCAGCTCTAGATAATGTTAACTCTATGTGATACATAACCACATTGTATAACATTTGTATATGTTTAAGAACATCAACCAAACTTGTCACTCTACCCGAAGATAGGTTATGGACACAGCCAGTATATGAAAGTGGTGTTGCTCCTGCATCATCTACAGACCTTACTTGATTAGGTCTACGTCTACAGTTAACTAAAATACGTCCTCCTATTTTTGTTGCCTCCCATATGTCATCTACATATTTAGTTTCTATTTCTTCTCCCTTTCTTGGTTTATATGTGTCTTTTACTAACTTTCTAAATGGATTAGCTTCATCATATTTATTAGGAGAAACTTTTACTTTTATTGCTCTTATAGATTTCCATTCACCATGAAGAACCCTAACTTTTACACCAGTAGACGTATCATGCTGAATCCAATCTAAATTAGAGTTATAATGAGCTAATTCGTCTCCAGATGCTACATGTCTCATTTTTTCAAGCTCCATAATATCTTCTTTTGTGAGCTCATCACCATACTCGTCTAGTATTTGATTAATTCCCAACCATCTTTGTTCTACCACCCATTGAGCATTATCTAAATAGTCATTTTCTATAGACATGTCAAAAGCAATATTTCTTGGGTCTACCCTTCTAATTATAGGGTCTCCATTTAAAGCTTCTACTTTGTAAAAAACTTTTCCTGTAACCAAAAAGTCTCTAAAGCCATTTTTAAATAAATCTTTCCAACGATATGTTTCTTTAAGATAATTTAATCCATCTTCTACAGTTTCTTCTACTGCTTCTTTATATGTGTATCTCATAAACTCTTCAATATTATCAGGTATCTCCATACCCATAGTATTTTGAGTTACATCCATCCCCATAACCTCATTAACCTCTTTTTTAACATCAGATAATAAAGCTTCTGCTATAAGTCCAACTTTTACATCTTCTTTTCTTAATACAGCAGATTTGTTTACAGAATTTACTTGAGTTTCTAAAGGTCTTCTTAACTCCTCACTTGTTAATAAGTCTATTTTGGGGGCAATAATATTATAATTAGTCATACGAGCAGGAAAGGGTGTACCATACTGGTCAGTTACGTGCTCATAGTCTTTGGGGTCAAAATGACCATGATATGCCTGATAATTTCTTATGTCTTTATATCTATCATTAATATATAGACTGTTATTATGTTGTGCTATGTATGGTGCCATAGCGTCCAAGTTTTGTTCACACCAATCTTTATCCTTCTCCTTATCACTAAGTAGTTGTCTTGGAAAATTTGTATACGCCATAATTAATCATCTTTATAAGGGACTAATCTACCTCCTTGTTTCTTATAGTAAATAAATCCTAACTTCTTGTCTTGTTGTTCTTTTTGTCTAGCTTGCATTTGAAATATGTCTATATTGTGTATAAGACACAAACCAAAAGATATAGCCCTATCGGTATTTCTAGTCCCATAATCAGCAAGTTCGTTTAACAAATCTATGAACCATATATCATCAATATTAGTTTTAATATAATCGTCCATGTACTGCTCCATTACAGATTTTGTTTGTTTATTCATCTGTAATCCATATCTGTTCCTAGTTAATGTACCAGGAGCATGTGCAGTTTTTGGTTTTTCCTTAAGATATTTTAAAGCACCTTTTCTTTTAAAATAATCTATAATACCAATTTTTGTGTACTCTACAAGCATTTTAGCATTGTAATATACTGCTAATTTTAAACATCCATCCCAAAACTCTTCTGCTGTCTTTGGCCTTTCTGTGTAATCTGCTATTATATAATCGCTAGGCATGTCTACAGAGACAAACCTTCTATATATAAGTGCACTTCCCATAGATGTTGAAGCTTCAGCCGTATCTTGGTCATAAGAGTCAATACCACCTATGTCTAAAGCGTCGTATTCTTCATCTGGATGTTCAAGGACTAAATAAGGTCCGCTTTTATCAGCCACCCATTCTACCTTGTCAGTAAATCCATCTTCATCACTCCAACCCCACTCTAACCTTCCTCGTTGAATTTGGTTTTTAAATTTACTATGAGACATTATTCTTCCTCTTTGAGCATTGATTAAAGACAAGTCAAAACGACTACCTTTTGTTTTCAAAAATGCTTCTTCTACAGTTAATGGATAGTTTTGTATATGTAAATTATAAGCCTTACTATTGTCTCTACCTTCTAATTTCTTTCTTTCTTCTACTAATTCTTTTTCTGCACCCTTCTCATCACTAACTCCTGTTTTTAAATCAAAAAATCCATGATAACATACAGACGCTGGAATAAACATAGGTATAAGATTAAAAGAATCTGCATTATAATACATTTCCATAAAATCTTTAGAAGACGTTTCTATATCACCACCCGTTCCACCAATAACTGGAACACCAAACTGTATATTACCATCCATAAAGCATGCTTTTGATGACATATACGCGTTAAGCAATTCTTTAAACTCACCAGCTTCTTCAAATATCATAACACTCAAACGTTCACCTTTAAATACTTCGGGATTAGACATTGTTCTACAATGTATTGCAGATTGATATCCACTTATTTGCCATTTACCATCTTTACTTTTCTGTTTATATCCACTTCTAATAATATCAGACGTGTCTTTTAAAACAGAATGTCTTAGATTAATATGTTGGCCATTTAATCCTTTTTTCACTTTATCAAAGAACGAATCTGCGGTCACTTGTAGTCCCGCTGCAATTCCAACTTCATTATATGGATAAAATGTATATTCATGTCCACATAATGCAGAATTCATATAACTAAAACCTTTATCTCTGGCTTTAATAACAATCATTCCCTTTTCCTCCTCCTTGCATTGTTCAAATAAGTCAAAATATAACTTATCTAAATCTCTATACCATGGAGATATAAGCGTTTTTCTATTACCATCCTCACCACTATTACCAAGTATCTTATAAAAATTAAGATAATAATAGTGTTTACCAGTAATACGGTCCATCCCTTTCGGTTTGTAACCATGCTTACATCTATGTATTTGCTCCTCCCAAAACTCCTGATAAGACACAGACTCTGGGTCTAACTCAGGTATGCCTTCATAAACAATGGGGGCATATTTTTTAATCGTTTTGCCCATGCTCTTTATATTTAGGTTCTTCCGACTTAACGTTACTTAAGCTTCCTCCAATATTAAAAGCGGTTTCTTTTTTCTTTATATAGTTTTTGTACGCACTTTCTTCCATATAAGTGTCGCCATCAACTACAAACTTTTTGTTCCCTATTTTTATTTTTTTCATATTAATCGTATTGTTCCTTAAACGTGTCTCTAACACGTCCACCATGCTTATATCCAGGTCCCATTTTTTTCTTTTTCTTAGGAGGTGTTGCCACGTCCACCATTTTAGTATCGGGAGCTGTTTCTCCTACATTTTCCTTTTTGTCTGGCATAATTTTAAATTTTATCTTTAATACTCATTTGTTCTTCTAAATAACTCATTTTTGCTTCCCCTTTTATTTTTTGCCTGCTACCCCTTCTTTCAATAGCATCTAAAAGTTTCTGCCTAGTGTTTAGAACTTTTTCAATACCTATCATTATCTTTTGCATACTTTCGGCATTGTCCTCGTTTATCCTTGTATCTCTCATTAAACGAGTGTATTCGTCAATCTTTTCATTAAATGCAACTAATTGAGCATCTAATGGGTCGAACTGAAGTTCTTTATATTTGTTAATTGCGCTAGCAATTTTTTTATTTTGTATTCCTTTCCACTCATACTTGTCAAATACTGCTTTACTTACAGACTTAACTCTTTCTCTTTCTACAAAATGTCTATATGGGCTATCATAATCACAAACCAAAGCCACCCATAACATAGCTTTTATTCCTAAATCATCTACCAAACCCTTAAACTCACTTATAGCAAACAAACCATCGTCTGTCTCTACAATATCCCCCTTTTTGCTCAACTGTAATAAATACATATTAGCTATTATTCATTGCACAATATATCTCTATATTACAAGCAGAAGTATCTGCATCTGCTGTAATAGTATCTATATCTAACATAGTAGCACCAGCACCACTAGTAGCGCTGTCATCATCTACAAAAAATTGTGGATGTTCAGTAATTGTATTTGGTGTTGGGACAATAAGAGTGCTTCCAGCGTCTAATCTAAATGCAGCAACTGCAGCAGTACCATCTTTAAGAGATATCATTACAAAATTATTTTCATCTAAGTTAGTAATTCTTAAATACTGTACAGTGTCTCTATCTAAAGTGGCTATATCTCCGCCAGCATCAGTGAAGGTCAAGATAACACCTTCTGTGGTAGTTACATTAACAATATGTTTAAATACCGTGGTAACACCTGTTATAACTTTTGTTCTAGTTCCACTATAAGATATGCCTTCTACATTGCATTCTTCTGATATGTTTACCTTTAATGTTGCCATATGTTATTATTTTGCTGCTTCAGAACTTGCTACAAAAACTTCAACTCTTGCAGCTCCTTTGTGACAATAAGCTTTTACTTCATCAATGTCTTCTAAAGATGTCATATCAGCTGTTGTTATTGCGTCAGAATCATCAGCTTCTATTACCAATGAATGTCCATATAAATAAAAGTTTTGATTTTGTTTTATTTCATATGCAAAAGAAATGTTATTTTCTCCTAAAACGTTTATTACTATAGGTTCTTTACCTAAACTAGTTATTCTTACATATTTAACGCTTCCGTCATCAAATACACCAGCAGAAACTGTGTCTGCATGAGTGGTATATAAGGACGTTAATGTTTGTTGTTTAAAAGAAAACACTCTACTATAAACATCAACAATATTATTAAAGGTCATCACTCTAGATGAACCCTGTTGTCTGCCATTTATAATTATGTTTTCTCTTGTGGTTACTGTTAATTGTGGCATTATTTTTTCTTTTTAATTTTAAACTTAGTTTTCCATACTCCGTATTCTACATATTCGTATGGTTCTATATATAAGGATTCATTTTCATCATTATAGTATGTGTCAACACCTTTATGAACACTCCCTCCTACGTAATAAATAGATTTGTCTAATATCTCATAGTCATTGTCAATAAGATACATAACTATATCATCTTCCTTTTTAACAACGTTATAATATTCTTTTGAAAAACTAACATGGTACTCTTCACCCATTAAATTTTTATGAATTACACCAAAAGAAGTTTTTTCTCTAATCATACCCCAAAGATATAAAAAAATAACAATATACTAGTAGTTGTCTTTTGCAACATTAGACACTATAGAATTTATTCCTATTATTTTACTGTCCTCAGACTGTAATGATGTAGAAAAACTAATATTTTTTTGATTTGTTAAAATATTGTTAATTGCGTTTATTGCTTCTGATTCTTTACCATGATAAACCTCTACTCTCACCTCATCAAAAGTGTTTCCCTTTTCAAAATATAGTGTTATTAAGGAGTTTGTTTCAGTTGCTGTAACCTCAGATTCTATAGAAGTAGAAGAATCATATTCTTTATAATAGCCGCCCTGTTTTGATAAAGAGGCTCCACAGTATCTTGATTGAGGATATGAATATAGAGACTTCTCTTGTTCCACGTATAGTTCTAAAAAGCCATGTTTTTGTATTTGCTCATATGCATAGACTCCAGGGTTTGACGCTAGAGTTATCACTGTAGATGTCACTGCAGATATTCTTCCTAGTCGCACCCTTTTAGAAGATGGAGACAGCATGTATAAAATTTGACCTGGCACTATCTTTAAGTTTGTAAAGTTTTGATAAAAATCTTCTCCAGAACCCCAATAGCTTGTAATAGTTGTGTCAGTGGCAGAAGATATAGTGCATCTTCCTAAGTTTATATTAGCTCCATGACTAAATGTAACGTGATATATCATTTTATTATAACTTTTGTAAATGAAGAAATAGCTGTAACCTCTGATATTGGAAATTTACTTTCTACCTCATCAAACAATATTTGCGAGCCTGTATATTTACTAAAAAGCTCTTGTATCTTTTTTGCAACTTGAACACCTGTCCCTGTTTCTATAGTTAAGGTAACCTTATAAGATAAGGGAGACTTTTCAAAATATAAATCTATAGTTGTTGCAGAGGCATATATAAGTCCTATGTAAGCTTTCAAAGGAAAACCTAAATAATCTGCTGAAGTGTTTACAAACAATACGTACCTGTCCATTGTGCAAATATACTAAATTAAACGCGAAGCGTTTTTTTGTAAAAATTATACATCACTACTCATTGTAACAGAAACACTAGATATATAATCGTTTATTTTTAAGCTATTATCAATATCAATAATATTAATAACGTGCTCATCACTTGTATTCATTGCTTCAACGATAGACTCCATAACATCTTTATGTTTATTAGCAGAGCTAAGAGTTAGGTGTATAACATCATTATCTTTATCAGACGCTAAACCTCCTTCGTCTACAGGAGTGAAGTATATGTTCAACACTGTGTCAGAAGACGGGTGAGCGCCCCTCCAACTTTCAACTGGATAAGACAACCCTATATTAGAGGCACTTATATCTCCTATGTAAAAAAACTTTTCCATTAATCAGCTCCTGTATCAGATGTAATACCAACACCATTAATTCCTGTAAAAGCCTCACTAGTAACATTATCACACAATGTGATAAAATAACTGTCCCCAAAGGCTATTTCTCTTGCAAAATTTTCAATAAACGTTTTATGAGTGCCAGATACTGTTAAAGATAGTATTAAGCCGTCACAGTTACCATTATCTTCCATGGCAAATTGATAAGGGCTCTCATACCTAAGAATAATATTACCACTAGTACTAAAAATAAAACCCCTTATTGCAGAAACAGGAAAACAAACTGAACGAGCAGCATCGTTGTCATCAGCAACATCACTAACACTTCTTGCATATACCATCTTATTGTTACTTCTCTCTATATGACCCCACATATTATACCTCTTTATCTGTTAATGTTATACACACTGGGCCTAGAAAAAAATGTGCCTCAGTATATGGATGATTGTCGTCAGGCTCGTAATGTCGTATACCTAACACAAAACCCCAATGAAAACTAAATAGTACCTGCATGTATGCAAACATACGAAAAAATTTTTTTTATATATTTTCAAGTGTGTGAACCTTATTCCTTATATGCCTACCCCCTTGTCAAAATTTAAAACCCCCGTGCCTAGTTTATAAAAGATTAATTTAAGGTAGAAAAATTGCACACAGACGCCTCAGGAAAACCTTTCGGTTGTTCTTGAGTGCTAGTACAGTACTTTTCTAACAATAAAAAATTAATGTGACTGTGAGAGAGTGACATAGGTTATTCCATGTTATTCACTATCACTATTCTGTACAGTGTTTTGTTGTTGTGTTGTGGTCTTACTATTTAGGTGATATGTTCTAGTGCTGTACAGTCTTTGTCCCACTCCCGCCCAAGGTACGAAAAATAAATGACATTGTCAAGTGCTTCGTTAGTATATTTATACACACGTTGTATTCTTTGAGCGATTAATATGTTTTACATCAGTTTGTTCTTTTCTGTAATGTGTTATACTTTGTGAGTGAAAATTCAGCATTATGCGTAGCAACCTTACAATCTATACTATTTATTATCTAACCTTTAATCTATTTATTATGTTACTTAAATACTTATTCTTTACATTGATAGGCATTGTCGTGTCTATTGTGTTTCATACTTGTTATCACCACCCACGAGTGTTTCGTGTAGTACTTTGTATCAACGCTATATACATCGTGTTCATCAGCTTGTGGCTACTTATTTTTTAACCTTTAATTATCTATTATGTTATGTATACTTATTTTGACTATTTACAAGATGCTGTCTCACGGGATGTAATAACGCAAGAAGAAATGTTATTACTATGGGACTTTAATCAAGACATATTGGACAAGTAATTGTTCTTTTCTTTATCGGGTAATGTACTCACCCATTATTAAACGAGTACACAATTTTATTTATTATGAATTTAAAATCATTTGGTACAGCTGTTAAAGATATTGATAGCTGTTCAGTAACACAGCCTGTTAAATCTCAAGGCAAGTTCACAGGAACTTTATTCACTATCAAACCTGCACTTAACTACACTATGCTTGGAGGTGAAGCTCCAAAAGCTTTTGATTGTGCAGATATTACATTACTTATCAACACCAAGCGTGACGATAAATATGTAACAGAAGAAGTTCCAGCTTTTGCAATGAATCTAAAGCACACTGATAGCACAGACAAAAGAATCAGATATTCTACAGTCTTGTTTAGAGGTTGCACATTAGAATCTTTGACTAAAGAATTTATTGAAAATCATAAAAACGGTACAGACTTACTTCGTGGTAAAGCTTTGTATTCTATGATTGAAGATAATGGACTTACTTTGTCTGAGTTTGACAAGCACTTATCTGGTGGTAAAGAGTTTCGATTTGCACAATACAAGCGAGGTAACAAGCTTAATTATGTTGATTGGAAATACTACGATGAAAAGATTGATGTGTTATCAAACGACATATAATATGTGTATTAGGGTATGTACTTCGGTATGTACCCTTTTTTTTTACAATGGAGTTGCTAACGCAACAGTTTATATATACAATTACGTCGCAAGGCGACAGGCTGTTCATTAGCCTCTGCCCCAAAGCAATCACTATCATCATGCGCGGTAATTCCTATGCATATATGCAGTTGTTCTTTTCCTTTTTGTTAACTTACATTTTTGTTTCACTTAAAATTATTACTATGTATAAATACTTAAAAAACATTTGGGGCTGGTTCGTGTCTTCCTCCTCTGAATCTAACGATAAAAATATAGACACCAATTTTATTATGGACACAACTTACGATATAGAGTTCGATGAAGCATATTGGTCAGACGACATTGAAGAAGAATGGAAGGTTTTTATGGAAACTGAAGATTTTGTATCATGTTCAACAGTATTTGATAACGACTGGGAGTATTCATATGAAGTAGTAGATAATGGATGTAGTTGATATTGTGTTTCTTATTATGGTGATATTCATAGTAATATTCACAGTATTTTGTTAATATAAGGGGTAGAATTTGGTATACCATCTAATCGCCCCTTTTTTTATAAACTTTTAAATAAATAAATTATGGCAAAACATAAACTTAATTATAATATTATTAGAGAAGCCTTGGGTGAGTATCTAAATAATAGCAATATTGTACCCTTGTATAATAAAAAACAAATCAAAGAAGAATCTTATAAGCTTGAGGATTTAGAAAGTAGTAAAGCGTTCATTATAGACTCAGCACCAAGAAAAAGAGTGAGAGTTGATTTAAATATTACAAAACAAACTTTATTTGAAACATTAGAGCACTTTTTAAAAACCGACCAAACACCAACATACCTTACTAGCGGTCAATCATACTCAGAAGTAGAAATTAAAAAGAAATTTGAAACAATAGAAACCTATATTCAATTAGATAAAGGAACAGATATAGATACTAGAGTAGAGAAAATAGTTTGGGTTATAGAAAACCTTTTAAGTTGTGGAAACTTAAGAGCTAATATAACAAAAGACCAAGTAGAAAGACTTGTAATAGCAACCGAAAACTTACCAAAACATGAGTAGGGTTTGGGATGAAGGGGTAAATGGTATACCCTTCGATGCAATAGATGAATACCATGAATTAATTAACAATGAAAAAAATATAAATATGTGTGGATTAGTAGGCTTTTCAGGTAAAGCAAACACAAGTGTGTTAAAGGCTTTACATTTATTAGCGGACAACGATTCCAGAGGTGGCCACTCTACAGGAATGTTCGTAAATGGTAAAATATATAAGACATTAGATGAGTCTATGAATATATTGCCAATGCTTGAGTCAAATGACACAGGCAGTGTTCTTATAGGGCACACAAGATATGGAACTCACGGTAAAAATACTGTTGAGAACGCACATCCATTTCAGCACAAAAAGATAATTGGTGCTCATAATGGTGTGTTAAATAATTATATAGAAGTTGGCAATAAGTTTAATATAAAGAAAACAACTGTTGATTCTGAAATGATTATTAAAGTATTAGGTGACACAGAAGACCCCAATAACTTAGGATTATTTGGTGGTACAAAAGCTGTGCTGTTTACTGCAAATGACAATAAATTATATGTATATAGACATAACAATCCATTATTTTATTTAAAAAAGGATGAAGGTGTTTATTTTAGTTCACTCAAAGAAGGCCTTGAAAATATAGCAGGCAAAGACGAAAAAGTAAAAGAGTGCAAAAAAGATAAACTATTCGTATGGGAAAATGGCGAATTAATAAATACTATTAATATTAAAAACAAACCAATTCCTTCAAAGGTAAATATAAATACTGATTGGCGTTCATATAACAATTATAGTCACCACTCAACACCCTCACACTCAAGCATTTACAATCAATCCAACTTATGGGATGACAATTATGATTGGGACACAGAGGAAGAAGAAGACTATGCTAAAGCAGATAAACTTGAGTCTGTTGCGGCCAAATTACAGGAAATATCGTTTCATCACAATTTAAACAAAGATGAAATAGATGCCCTGCAGGACGCTCAAGAATTATTGTCTAATGTAGCTCAAGAAATTTATTATTCATACTAAAACTTTAAATTATGGAAGAATTAAAAGAAGGTTATGTTATTGACATGCACGGCGAAGAGCAGTATGAAGAGGATTGTGTTTTATTACAAAATGGAGAATATTGCCAAAGAGATGAGGCTATACTATGTGAATCAAATGATGAATATTATTATCAAGAAGACCTTGATTCTAATAGTATATCTTGGTGTAATCAAAATCAAGTTTATTATTTTGAGGACGACATGGTTTGGGTTGAACTTAGTAGTGGTGGAGAAGGTTTTATTCATCAAGACTGCGGATATGAGTATTCAGAGTATTCTGATAGATATTTTGAAGACGGTTGTGTGGCAGAAGATGTAGGGTATAGGTGGAGCGACAATCGTCAAGATTGGATTCCAGAAGATGAGTTTGATGAAAAAGAGGAGTGGGACTGCACAGCAAGAACCAAAGACACCATGTTCACCAAAACATATGGAATGCCATATACATTTGGTGTAGAAATGGAAACATGTGATGGGTATTTAGAATATACATCTAAATATAATCTTAAATGTGTTTCTGATGGAAGTATTGACGGGATGGAATATGTAACAGGTATTCTTCAGGGTAATAAAGGTATGGTTGAAGTAGAAAACATATGTGATGCTCTTAATAAAGCATGTTATGTTGATAAAACTTGTGGTGTTCATGTTCATATAGGTGGAGCTAACTTCAATAGAAGATTTGCTATACTATCTATTATGCTAGGACAAATGATGCAAACACAATTATTTAGAATTCAACCTAAGTCAAGAAGAAGTAATACATATTGTAAAGTAATACCTGACAAATATAGGGAATTAAGAACAATTAATAAAAAAGAATTTCCCTTCACATATAAAAGAATGTTAAGGTTGCTTTCAAAATATATTGCTAACACTTCATCAGGATTTAATAAAAATAATTGTAAAAAGTCAAGAAATCCAAATGGACACTATTCATCTACACGATATAAATGGCTCAATCTAAATAACTTTAGTTATAAAGATAGGGGTAATACTATAGAGTTTAGACAACATAGTGGCTCACTTGATTATAATAAAATAAGAAAGTGGGTATTGTTTTGCATGAGTTTTGTTAACTTCGTCGAAAATCATTCAAGAACCATAATAGAAACCTATAATAGATTCCAAGAAGACCCAGCTATATGCATATCGATACGTGAAGTATTAGTTGCAAGCTTGGGTATAGAAGGGGATAACATAGCAGACTATTATGATAAGCGTGAGGAACGATTCAATTAATCACCACTCATTCACACATGCTACAAGGGGGGAGTTGTAATCATTTTTAACTTTATTTATTAATAGGTTATACTTTGTGTTCACGATTACCGATTTCTCCCCCCTATGTAGTTCACTATCATTGCCAACTATTTGGCTAACTAATTATTAATTATTAAAATTGTAAAAATTATGGCAGAATATAATATTGAAATAGGAAACAACGATTTACTTGTTGAATATACATACATACCAGAACAAAAAGAAAAATATCCAGACACAGAACCTCTTAGGGCTCATGTAGAAATAGATAGAATTTTTTATAATGATACAGAGGTAACGGAATTAATGTTAGAATGTGCTGATGATTGGTTAATTAACTTAGAGTCAGAAATCATAGAAAAATTAGAAGGATGAAAAGTTTATTTGATACATTCTGGAAAGAATACCCTCGCAAGGTGGGTAAAAAACAATCCCTTGATGCATGGCAAAGGCTCAAACCCTCGCCAGAATTATATGCTACAATTATGGAAGCTTTATCTAACCAAAAAAGATATAAAGATACTTGTGATACTCACAATATGTGGTGTCCAGACTTTCCTCACCCTGTGCGGTGGATTAAACATGAAAGATGGGAAGATGAAGTTCCAGAATTGACAGATATAATCAAAGATTCTAAATTTATTTACAAGCCCCCACAAAACAACACAAGAGATGAAAGATAGAAATTATTTAGAAAGGGTATTGCTTGGTAAAATTATGAATGATGTTAAAATATATTATGATAATCATTCACTTTTGTCTATAGATTTATTTGAAGATAAAGTTCACAAAGAATTATATAAAGTTCTTGACAAATCATTGCAAGAAAACGGAAAGTGTGACATGACAGACTTTTATAATAAATCTTCAGACAAAAACTTAGCAATTACTGTTGCACATGAGTGCACACAAAAAGCTTATGACCCTTATTTAGCTGATAATTTAATATTACTTCTATTAGAGAAGAATAAATTGTCACAACTAGAGCTTTTTACATCTGCTTTGTCAAGAAAGGTTAATGATGGCGATGAATTATTTTCTATTATTGATTATGCAGAAACTGAGTTACAAAAAATAGGAAGCGTAAATAATGATAAGCTAATTCATATTAGTGAACAAATGCCAGGAATGGTTAAAGCTATAGAAAAAAATGTTAACAACCAAGGAGTTACAGGTATTCCTTCTGGTTTTAGTTCTATAGATAACTTTACTAGTGGATGGCAAAAACAAGACTTAGTTATTATAGGTGGAGCTTCATCTATGGGTAAGACTAGTTTTGCTTTAAACGTGTCTTTAAATGCAGTTAAAAGAGGGTTTAAATGCGTGGTATTTTCATATGAAATGTCAGTAAATCAAATGTTAATGCGTATTGTTAGTGGTGATTCTGAAATTGACAATAAACATTTGTTAAAGGGAGCTATATATAAAGATGAATGGACCAAGATACACCAAACTATTGGAAAGCTTGAGAGTTTATCATTATATATAGATGAATGTAGAAATACTTCTCTTAAATATTTGTTAAATAGAATAAGACAATATGTTATAACTAAAAAAGTAGATATGGTGGTCGTTGATTACCTTCAGCTTATTAGTTATAATTTAAATGGGCGTAGCAGAGAGCAAGAGGTTTCTCACGTTACAAGAGCACTAAAGAATTTAGCAAAAGAATTAGATATAACAGTATTAGCACTTTCTCAGCTATCTAGGAATGTGAGTAAACGCGATGGGGGTCGTCCTACTCTAGCAGATTTGAGAGAATCTGGGGAAATTGAGCAAGCTGCTGATACAGTTATATTTGTTTATAGACCTGAGTATTATAATATAAGGGTAGATGAACGAGGAAATTCAGTAGAGGGTTTAGCAGAAATCATATTTGCAAAAGGCAGGAACATAGGTATTGGTAGTAAGCATTTAAAATTTATAGATTATTTAACTAAATTTGAAAATTTACCAACAATGTAGTGTTAACTATTTGTTCCTTTTTGTTTTGTGTTTTCTTATTTATTTAGTACATTTGCATACTATGATTAGATATGAGCAGGCTTTAACAGAGCTATCTAAGAAATTAAAAATTAGCAAGACTTTAGCGAAGAAAGTATTGCAATTAACTTTCAAAGAGATTGAGCATACAATTAACCAGGGGGATAATTTTATGTTCAAAGGCTATGTTAAGTTTGTTCAGTCTAAGAATAAGAAAAAACCGATTAGCAAAACCGAATTATTTAATTTAAAAACGAAAGATAAATGAAACCGAATATTATTATTGTCGGACCATCAGGTTCAGGCAAATCAACTAGCTTGTCTAGTTTAAATCCAAAGACAACAGCAATTCTTAATACAGAAAGAAAGCAGTTGCCATTCAAAAATGCAAAAGAGTTTATGAATGTTCCAATTAAATCTGTATCAGAGTTTCACTCAGCTTTAGATAAAGCTATGGGAAGTGATAAAATCAAAACTATAGTTATAGAATCATTTACATCTCTTATAGAAATCATATTCAGAGAGGCCGACATAAGATACAAAGGCTTTGATGTATGGAGTTACTATAATAAAGAAATAGACAAGGTTCTAGATAAATCTAAAAACTCTGATAAGTATGTTATATTTACTGCTATTGATGGCGTATATGACGGCGACAATGGTGTTGAAGAACGTTATGTTGCAGTAGATGGTAACAGGTGGAAGAAAAGAGTTGAGAAAGAATTTGTTATGGCTTTATTTACAGATGTAAGAGCAACTGATGAAGGGGTATCATACAGATTTAGAACAAACACTACAGGTAGAGATTCTGCAAAGAGTCCTATGGGTATGTTTGAGAATTTACACATTCCAAATAATCTAGGTAAGGTTGTAGAGGCATGTGAAGAATATTACAGTTAAGAGGAATAAAATTTACTTTAGTAAGAAGGTTTTCATTGGTGCCTCTGGTCATAATACACTAATGAAAAGTTGATAGTTTATAGAGGGTACTTACTTGCCCTCTATGTTTTAATATAAAAACCGAATAATATATGTTTCCAAAATTAGAAGAAACCGACATAACATCGAATACAAATACACAATCGAGTTATTTAGCAGCAGGTGCTCACACTGTTTCTATTAAAAGTTTTAAAACTAGTGATGAAAATGCGGGGTACCAAGGTACACCATACTTTGAATTTATTGTAGAAAATAATAACGGAGCAGCATTTTTAAAGTTTAATGGAATTGATTCACATACCAGTGAAGCAGCCGCTAAAGTTAGAACTAGTATATTTAAAAACTTTTTAATGGCAGCAGGAGCAACAACCTATACAGACCCACACATGGCAGCTAGAAGCGTGCTAGGTAATAAGATAGAGGTTTGTTTAGCGTCAAGGGAGTATTGGACTACAGACAAAGACACCAATACACCAGTAATAAAGTCAAGAACAGAGTATAAATTTGCAAATCCTGAAGGAAAGAGAATTGAGTTTAAAGAAAGTTATAATAAACCATTGTCACCTCAGGATAGAGCAGCTTATGAAGCAGCCTTAGAGTTAAATAAAACAGGAACTTCAGAAGTACAAACACCATTTTAATTATGAGATTAATAAATCATTTTGGTTCAAACCTAAGACAAAAAGATAAATTTAAATTAGAACTAAGATTTCTAGGTATAACTTTATTTGAATTAAAGTTTGATATATCGCGAAGATGTTTTAAATTAGTTGTCCTTAATGTAGGATTTGGAACAGAGAATTGCATGTGTTAATGATATATAAGCACAAAGCATTTATCAAAGAAGGAAAGGTAACTTTCCAAAACAGAGAACAGTTTGACAAAGACTTGTCTGGTAATGAGGGTAAGAATGTATACATTACTATTCGGGAGCAAAAGAACAGGCGTAGCCTGAACCTTAACTCTTATTACTGGGCAGTCGTTGTCAGGCTTGTCTCAAATGAAACAGGATATGATAAAGAAGAAGCACATGAAATATTAAAATCAATGTTTCTTCGTACTAGATATCAAATAAAAGGAATTTGGGTAGACGGAATGAAATCAACTACTAAGTTGAGCAACCAAGAGATGACTGAATACATAGAAGAAATCAAAAGGTTTGCATCATCGTCCTTAGGACTATACATACCTGACCCCAATGAAGTAGAGTATGAATGATTTAGAAATATTTATTAACGGCAACGTACCTTCAAGTAAGAATGGAAAAAGATGGACAGGCAAGTACCTGATTCATAGTAAGACTACAATGCGTTATATAAAAGATTCTAAAGGTGAATATCTAGAACACACATATCCTTTCAAGGAATTTATAGAAAGGTTTAAACCCCCGTATGTAATTCATTACAAATTTTATAGGAAGTCTAGGAGGAAGTTTGACTATGTCAATCCCTTACAAACAGTTCAGGATTTAATGGTTAAATACAACTGGTTGGAAGATGACAGCTCTGACCACCTCCTACCTATATTTGATATATATGAATACAGCAAGGATAAACCAGGAGTATTAATAACAATAAAGGAAAAGGAAAATGTCAAAAATAAAAAGAAGAACAGCGGGAACACACTACACAAGACTACTAGATTATCTAAAAGCACACAAAACAATAACAAGTCTAGAAGCAATAAGAGACCTAGGAAACACTAGGTTATCAGCAACTATATATAATTTAAGAAAGGATGGGTATGATATTAGCAGTACAGATATAGCTGTGCCTAACAGATGGGGAACAAAGACTACGGTTTCTCAATATAAATTAACACCTTATGTAAGTATACCAACAGAACAAACTGATGGTTCTATCAAACATGTAGACTATTATAGTTCAAATGAAATTAATAGTAAATTAAAATTAAATTTAAATTAAATATTATGCCTAAGAAAAAAGAAGTTAAAAAGAAAGAGGTGTTAAAGATGACACCAATCATAGACAATGAGGTTACAGACCTTAACTATTATGATGACCATATGTATATGACAAACTCTACATTAAAAATGTTTATAGATAAATGTCCTAGAGCTTTTCAACATGTGTTAAATAATCCTATTAAAGCAACAGCTGCAATGAAATTTGGTACAGCGTTTCATATGCTTGTGTTAGAAAATTTAGATTTTAATAAGCATTATGCAATTGAACCTGATGGCATAGACAAAAGAACAACTTTGGGAAAAGTTACTTGGGAAAAGTTTGTAGAAAAATCACATGGTAAAGAACATTTGGCTCATAAAGATTATTTTCAAATGTTAGAAATGAGAACTCAGTTAATGCAACATGAACATTATTCTTTATTAGAAAATTGTAATCAGTTTGAAAAGATATACCTATGGAAGAATGAGGTTTTAGATATAAAATGTAAGGGTAAGTTAGATGCTGTTAATACTACAGAAAAATATATAGTTGATTTAAAAACAACAAGAGATGCAAATCCAGAAGCTTTTAAAGAAGTTATTATTAATCAAAAGTACCACATGCAAGCAGCTTTTTATTGCGACGCTTTAGGTTATAAAGATTATTATATATATGCAATAGAGAAGTTAAGACCTCACTGCATGTGTGTATATAAAATGTCTGAAGATATGTTGAAGGCTGGTAGGCTTATGTACACACAAGCTATCATAGATTATAAAGCTTATGTTCATGGGGGTGAGTTGCCACAAAATTATAATGAAGATAAAATATTTGAAGTATAGTGGAGATTATTTTTGTATATGGCACATTAAGAATGGGATATCATAATCACAGATTGATTGTAGATTGTGAGTTTATTGATGTTGCAAGAACAGTAAACAACTACGCTATGTATGCGAATGGAATTCCCTATGTGTCTGAGAATGAGCAAGTTTCACAGATATATGGGGAATTATATTTGGTAAAACCAAAAATTCTTTTTAACTTAGATATGTTGGAAGGTCACCCGTCGTGGTATAAACGCAAGAAGGTTCCTATAGAAACTTTGAGCGGTAAGATATACAACGCGTGGCTTTACTTTAACGAAACCAAAACAGATAATTTAATTACCTCTGGTGATTTTACTGAACATAGGTCGTGAAGAAACATACTAAAATATATATGCAACACTTTGGGTATATAAAAGATGACTACATTCCATGCACCACATGCGGGAGTAGGGCGGTAGACATCCATCATATTGACCCCCGTGGAATGGGCGGCAGCAAACAAAAAGATTTTATTGAAAACCTCGCGGCACTTTGTAGACTATGCCACAATAAGGCTGAGTCTAGTAAAGACTTTAATCAGTTGGTAAAAGACAATCACTTAAAACTATTATGATATGAAAATAATTTTACAAGCCGACATGTTGGCAATGGTATTAACGCACAGAAAAATAGAAAAGAAATATGAAGACCTTGATGTGTCTCCTTATGAACCAGTTCATGAAGAATATATAGGGCAAAGATTAACAGAAGAAGCAGGAAAAGATTACGACAAACATTATGAATACTTTTTTGATATAATAATGTCTGTTGGTAAAGTTGTAGAAGATGAATTTTTAATTAAAAAAACTACAGATGAGCAAAGAAATAGAAACAACGACATATAGAGAAAACAACGAAGCAGTTGTTAGAGAAGACATAAACAAAGTAATTGGTCTAGCATGTAAGTTGGGCGACATAACATTAGAAGAACTTACAAGCACCTCTAGAAAAAGAATGATAGGCGATATAAGAATTTGTGTTGGTAATATTCTGAGAAGGGTATTTGGATTAACACAAATGGATTCAGGTAGATACTTAAATAGAGACCACGCATCTATTATCCACTATGAAAAACAACATGGCTACATGATGACTCTTAATTATTATAAGAAGATTTACAATGCGTGTGTTGAAATGGCGGCTGATAGAACGTTTGATTCAGAAAAAGTATTAGTGTCACACTATGAAGCTATTAATAAATTAAAAAAAGAGAATAGTATTTTAACAAAAAGAATTCAAGACTTATCAAAAGAATTAAAACAATATACTGCTATAAAAGAAAATATACTTAAATTACAAACTGTTTAATTCTTTTTATGTTTGTTTTGAGGGGGGCTTTATGCCCCTCTTTTTTTATATAGGAACATTGTAAAACAATTCAGCTTGAAGACCATTATACTTAGACCATATAAAACCATGTGCTCTTTTAACATTTCCTATATACCCTTTATCATCATGCCATTGGTCAGTAGCCGACATGCTTCCTAGATTTCTAACAGTAATACCACTAAGTTCGCTAGTGGCACCTATTTTTTTATGGTGCACACCATGCAGGTGCCCTCTATGTAACTCAACATATCTAACATCACTCCACACTTCTCTAAACCTTTGAGGTAAAATCTGCACAGCCTTATCAGCTTTCATCTTATGGCCGTGGTCAAAGGCAATTAAATTATTTCCGTATTTAAAGCCTTTCATTAATGGTCTAGTGTTATCTATAGTAACAGACTCGTTCTTCTCGTAGAACAGCTCTAATGCATCTCCTAGGTACATTATACATTCCTCATCATGGTTACCAGGCATAACAACTACATGAACAGGACATATACTAGCTAATTCATCTATAGCCATACAAATTAATTTTCTACCACGCTTATACATTTCAATATGGTGGTCACTATTAAACTGAGGAGTACCCTTAGTAGTTCTAGGAATAGGCTTGTCACCATCAGTATTTAAAAAATCATTACCAACCACAAATAAAATCTGGTCAATAGTAAACCCAGATGCCCTCTTTAATAAATGTTGTATAGCAGATAACAATCTATCCTGAGCAATATCCATTGAATACTCATCACCTATTATACCTATCTTTCCTAGATGTAAATCATATGCTCCAATCTCTAGACAATGCGCGGTAGTGTCTTGGCCTTGTAGCTTTGTGTTAATCTTAGGCTTGTACGTAGACATATCTTTTAAGTCTTCCATTAAAGACCTTCTGGTTATCTCTAAGTTTTTGAAGGGGTCAACCTTTTTAAGCTTAGCTTTACAACGATACATAGTTGTAGTAATAGGATTTCTATCTTTATCAAAACCAGTTTGTTCATAGGTTCCTATATCATACCAATCTACTTCCCATTCACTATCATCTACACTAAACGCTTCTAGTAAATCATCTAGTGACTGTATTCTTGTGCTGTCCTCCGACACTATAAACTTCCCTTCAGGACCCTCTTCCATGTGTAACCTTTCTTTTTTAGCACTCCTATTATTAGTGTGTGAGCCTCTTATTTGTCTAGCAAGACTTCTTACTTGTTCATAGTTTGTTCCGAACATTTTCGCAGTATCTGCGTATTTTGAATTTAACCTATCGGGATTGTCCAATAGGAATTTTTTCATTTCATCTACTTTTTTCATAGTATAACTTTATACATTATATTTTTAGAGTCCACTCCTAGCTCTTCAACAAAATTTTTAATGTCAAAACCCATTTCATAATCTGAGAATACGCTTGCACAAGCAACGTATAAGTTTGGGTTTTTTAAAATATGATATTTAACATAGACTTCCATTGAGTCTACTTGCATATATGTTCTATTGTCTTTGTGTGAATTTTTAAAAGACTTAATATAAGCGAGTCTAGTAACATTAGAATCACAAATACTTTCATTGTTATGTTTATTGCTTACTTGTCTAAGAGTGCCATCAAGATTAATAATATCCCAATCGCCAGGCAAACTGTTAAATTTATTGATAAGTTCTAACTTGTTTTCAGTCGCCTGAATACATGCAATAGCTATGTATTTTGGATTAAACATGCCCAAATTTCAACATTTTTTTAGAGAAAACACAAAATTTATGGTTAAATTGTTAACAATTAGCTGTTTATAACTACTTTTTGCTTCTATTTCGAGCTCTATTGCGTCTTTGAATCTCTAAAGTTAATGAACCGTTTAAGTTATGAGAAGCATCTTTACCATCACCTTTTTTGCTATTTGGGTTATTTTTATTAAACTTGTTTAGTGATGCGCGGTAACGCTTTCTGTTAGTTGTACTATGATATTCTGTATCATACTTTTTTTTCTTGTTTCTAGATTTTGGATTCTTTGCATAAAACTTTGCAGTTTTAGACTTCCCTGTTCTTTTACCAGCTAATGAATTTCTTGCCATATCTTAATCATATTGAATTATTCCGCCGTATTCTTTTTTCTTTTTCTTTTTATACCTACTAACTCTACCTTTTCTTTTTTTTTCTTTTTTTGCAGCAGCCTTTTCAGCTGGACTTAATTGCGACCATGTTGTAGGGGTTTTTTTTGAAACCTTTTTAGTGGGGCGAAAAGTACTTTCTCCGCTTTTATAATCTTTCTTGCCAGAAGGAGTTCTCCAGTCCTCCTTAAACCACCGTTTAAGAGCTAAACCTTTTTTTGTTTTACGTACAGCCATTAGTCCTTTTGATACTTTATTAAACAGCAAATTTTACCGCCATGTGTCATTTTCTTTTTACCACCTGTGCCCCAGTTTTTAGCACCTTTTTTTCTACATTTAGCTAACGCACCACTTGCATATGCAGATGGCCAGACTTTATATCTAGCTTTTACCTTATGATAACATGCATCTTTTTTTGCCATAATTAATCGTGTTGTTCTCCAACTTTTCTCATTGGAACTCTACAACCTGTATTGCAATTCCATTTACGGAGAGATTTGTTTATTCTTGAATTTGGGTCTCTTGCTGTTTTTGCGCTAGTACGTCTTTTTTTCATACCTTTCATTCTGGCACAAAAAGATTTACGTCTTTTAGCAGACTTACTTCCTTTCTTTAATTTAGAAGGTTTGGTGGTTACAGCTGTTTTAAGTTTAGAACCAGGATTTGCTCTTCTATAAGAAGCAACTCCTTTTTTGTTTAACCCACCACTAGGGTTCTTACCTTCTTTTCTTTGCCATGCTGGTGTTTTTGCCATTTTATTTTTTCTTTACCTTCTCCAATGAGCGACCTCCAAAATAAGAAGCCACAATTGTAATTAACACTAATTGTAATAAATCTACCCATTTGCTCTCCACTTCAAACGATAAAAAGCCTGCATCTATGAATATCAAAAGCATAGTACACACCATTACAAATATAAGCATTAATGGTCTAACGTTTTTTGACAGCCAAGAATCGCTATTCATATCAGCTTTCCACCTATCAGTTATGTTTTGTTCCATTTGAGCTTGATGACTGAGCATCAGCTCTTTAAGTTTTCTTTTTGCTTCTAATCTTTCCTCGTCAGTAGTAATAACAGTGTCTAATATCTCTCCTGCATTACCAATGAGGTTTTTCATTATTCCTTTTAACATACGCAATTTCCGTTGGTTATATCTTTATATGTGATTGTCACATCTTGACCTATCTTTATAGCTTTAGCTATTTCAGGATATATTCTTTTGTATGCCTGTGTAGACCTACCTATAAAACCGTCCTTCTTGATTTTGTTGTTTTCTTGGGAGTCTCCGACGAGAAGACAACCAGCTGTATGCTCGTCAGTATTGCCACAATGTATAAGTATATACTCAAAACCAGGCACATCAAGAACGTGAAGCATGCCAATATGAATGTCGCTAAAACGTTTTTTATACTTTTCATTATATCCGCCAACAGTTCTGAGGCCAAGCTTGTACGTACCTTCGGGTATTCTTGTTTCTCCATATTTTTTTTCTTTTCTATATTCATCCTCTAGGGTGTAACACAAAAACTCTTTATCAAAGTCTCCATGCGACACATATAATAACCCACTTGTAGAGTCATTGCTATTTGATATTCTTATAACTTCTAATTTCATATTTGGTTTATGTTTGTATCTAAATTTAATGTTATTTGATTTGTTGTGGCGCTAGATATAGCTACCATTTCATCTGTAAAATTTGGTATTTTTTCATTCACCTCACAATATGGCATTCCTGGATTTTTTTTACCATTATTACCATACACACCACCAACATAGGTAGCGTTAGTGATAATAATATTTGGACCAGTAAGTCCAAGCTCTATTGTTATTTCTCCAGCTCCACTACTATTGTTTTGAACAATTTCAAGTGCTGATGTATTTGATACTAAATATGTCATACGTTTCTTTTTAAAACAAAATTTCCAAATAACCAATAGTTTAATTGTGATGGTATTTGGGGGTATAAATCTCCACTAAAATACGAATAATTTTTCCAAGCAGAAGACAGCTCTGTTTTTGTAAGCCTAATATAACCCTCTTCATCATTATTAAACCTCCTGTATTCACCATCGGGTTCAACTGTAATTTGCAAAGGAGCACCGTCCCCAATATAAACATCCTCAAAATTTATTATATGAGAAAACTCAGCATAGTTTAAACCCGCATAATTACCAAGCTCTAATGTAGCTGTTTTTGTCCATTGAAGATATTCTTGTCCCGTATCTCTATTTATCAATTTAAACTTATAATCAAACTCCAAAAGGTCTTCCATTGTACCACCATAAAAAGTGGTTTCTTCAGATGTAACTAAATTTCTAGCTTGAAACTCAAAATCACTAAACTCAATATTACAAATACCTCTATTAAAACCAGAAATCACCCTCTCAGTATTTGTAACAATATCTTCAGTTTCAACCTCTGTTTGAACCTCAACTTGAGTTTCTACAACCTGGCTTACATAGGTAATAACCTCTGTTTCTGTTGGTGTTATAACTTCATTTGTAGTATACCAGCTCCATTCTATATCAAGCCTATTAGCATAAAACTCATAGTTAGTTTTTGTAAAACTCCAATAAACATCTCTATTTTCATCTTCAACATATTCTGTGTTCCATGCAGGATGACCCTCAACTACATCTTCCCCTGAATTTTGTAACCTATCATAACTTGTACTACTAGCAGAAAGCACATAAGGAAATTGTTCAGTCGATATATTTTGATATGATGGGTATTCATATATAGCAGGATAGCCCTCTAAAGAAGGTGGAGCAGTGCCAAGTAATGTTGAGTGGTGAGTTCCAGAATGGAAATAAAATTTTATTTCGTCATTATGATTTAAAAAACCTTCAGGTAGCTCATACAAGTCAATTCTTACATTATTGTTAGTTGATTCCACTGCACGATAAGGAGAATTTTGAGCATATCCGCTTCTATGTCGCACCTGATAAATAGGTATAAATTCATCTTGAGAGTCTCCTTGTTCACATGGACACTCTGCCTCTTCTCCAGTAGTAAGGTTGTGAGCAATTATACGAAAAGGAATCCAACTAGTTGTTTGGCTAAGTGGAACCCCAACATTACCAGGTTCATCAGTATAATCACTTAAACTATCTAGAAAAAATATTTCATCATCAGCATAAGACGGTTGATTAGTTGAAGTGCCGCTAACCTGAAGTAACCTAATCCATGTATATTGTTTAACTCTAACGGTATAACCTATATACATATTATTCATTCCTGTTTGATATGTTAAGGTTTCTCCATCCCAATAATCTCCAAATTCAGTATCAGTACTACTATTTTGTGTTTTAAAATATCCTGCCACCAAAACATCAGTGTCTCCTTCATTAACAGGTATATCTATAAATCTTTGCCAATTGTTTTCTCCAGGAGCTAAAGCACCCTCCCAACTTAAAGAAGCGCTATTATATACTTCTTCATATGATATTACATCTTCTATAACTGTTTCTGTAACTGGAACCTCAACAATATTTTCAACTGTCTCCCATGAGGAAACAACCTCAGTTCCATAAATTGTTTCTTGCCACTGTCTTGTTAAATATGGAAAAGTGTTAACTAAATTACCCACTGAAAAGAAAAGTTTTACTTTTGAGTTTGGCTGAACTTGAGAAAGTATATTGTTAAATTCTAATACTGTTTCAAAGTTTCTTGGCAAATCAGAATTAAGAATTGTTCCTGGGGCAAGAGGCAATGTTTGTTCTGCCGCCGCCTGAGGGTCAGCACTGAGAATAACTCCAGTTGTGTAATATATTGGAGAATAAACATCTGGGTAATCGTTTATTATTTCTTCAACAGCACCAGCGCCTTGTGCACCAGCACTTTGACCAATAAAAAAAGGATTAATAGAAACATTATACAAGGGTTCAAAAAAAACTTCTTTCTGCTCTACTATTGTTTCTCCTGTGTCAAGATATTCTATTCCATATCTAACAGTTGTTGAGTTTCCTTGAGCTACAGCATCAGGCCAATTGCCGTCACCTGTAAAATTTCCACTTTGATAAGCGTCTGCATTACCCATATTTACTATAGACGCTTTTACTGTAACATTTAAAAATGTTTCATAAGCAGGATTGTTAGCTTCAGAACCAAGCGTATATACCACATTCCATGGGTTTCCCGTGACTCCCTGTTGTCCCTCAGAAACCCATTCGTTGTACAGCTCTTGAGTGTATGGAACCGCATCTTCAGGCTCTTGATAAGAAACCATTGTATTGATATATTCTGCAGGAGAGTTAAGACTTAAAGTTTGAGAGTCTATATCATTTGAAACAAAACCATAAAAAACAGAATTTTGTCCATAATAATCTAAATCTGTAGGGTTAACAAAATTAGTTGGCGAGCCGTTTATTAAAGCATTTAAAAGGCCATCAGCAACACCTGTATAATTACCTGCTGGATATGAAATTTCTACACCAGCATTTTCTGCTTCTTGAGGTGACAATGTCGCCACAGTTTGTAGCCAAAACAAATTCCAAAAATCAACCGAAGGAACATTAATATAGTCTACCTCTGGACCCCAAGGAACAATAGAACTTAATCCATCATATATACCGTTTGCCAAAGAGTTGTTTTCAACATACTCCTGAAGGTTAGTTGTTATTTCTTCAGAGTTAAGACCCCATATCTCAGCTGATGAGGTTAAAGAATGTGGTGTTCCTTGAGGAAATTTCACATATATATCATCGGACCTCTTGCCAAGAAGAGTCATTGTAAAACTATTAGGAAGATTAACCCAAAAATCATAATCAAACTGTTGACCAGATATCACAACAATTTGATTGCCATCATCGTCAACCCCAAAATACGTGTCTTCACCTCCAGTAAAATAAGTAATGGATTGTGGTGCAGCAGGCTGAACATAATACACGGGGCCACTCATGTCATATCCAACAAGGTTCATTCCAGGTATAAAAGGCGTATTGGGGGTGGCCATATAGCCATCTAAAACCGAAGGAGCAATAGGGATAGAACCACTTGGAACCGTAACAGCATGTTGGTCCCAAATTGTATTAGTGTCTTCTCCTGGTTCTACTGGCCATAAACATTTAACTACATTTTTTTGTTGTATACCAATAATCGTTTCTAATTGTGGCATTGCCTGTTTATGAATCCAGTGGTCATTATGCCACATACCTTCACTGTCTGAATAGAAAGAATAATTAAAAGGATATGACAATAAATATTGTTGAGACGTTTGACCCTCATACATATTTGCTTGTATAGGGGTGGGAGCTCCTATGGTGCAATAAGCATTAACCTCGTCATCTCCTGGCAAGAGATACCATTCGTGATAATAACCCACGCCATTTAATGTTGTTGGCTCAACGGTATGAACTATAGTTGATTCTGGATGTTGATACCCAACTCTTAAATAAGCATTTGGGTTTTCTTCTGCTGAAGATATTTCTAAGAATCCTGCCCCAGCATCTTCTGGGTCATAAGTAAATAAAACGTGTTTATATTGCCCTGGAACTGCTAAAAGAGCATTTAAGTCTAGTTGCTCGTCATGTGCAGTAACACTTATTTTACCATCTTCTATGGTTGTGTTAAATATATAAAAACTAGGTGAGCCTGATTGGTTTTGATGTAATGGTTCTCCAAAATTAAAAAAATACTCTTCCTTGTAAACACCAAAGAATGCCACATGGCCTGTAGGAAAATTATAATTAGAACCGTCTTTATTTTTTACATTTAAGGTAAATTCAAATTTACTCCCATAAATAGCTTCAATCGTTATATCCTTGGCCCAATATGTACGTATACTATTAGACTTCATCTTGCAAAATTTTATTACACATTTTAATATGTCACCCCACCACCAGCAACAAATGGATTGCCGTCATCATCAATTGGGATTCCACCCAAATAACTAAAGGCAGGATTGCTTTCTTTTACAATAAATTCTCCATAAATCCACGTAGTAAGCTGAGAGGGACTAGTGCTACCATTGTCTCCAACTTTTTCTGTAAATAAAGAATATTTATATTTTCCAACAGCAGGCCAAAATCCAGTATCATTAGAAGACTCTATTGATATTTTTCCATCTTGTGTTATGGTTGCAGAAAAGTTTACTATATTACCAGTAGACCCCTCTACATCTTGTTGAGTATACATTAAGGGTGGATTACCATTGGAATCTGTTACAGTAAAATATGCATTATCAAACTGACTTGCATTATTTGAATCGTTTGAAAAATCATAATTTGCCCCAGAGCTAGTTTTTACATTAATTGTTAATTGAAAAAAATCACCTCTAAGTGCTTGTATCTTTATCTTTTGTGCTGAATATGTTTGTAAATCTTGTGACATTATTGAAATTTATTTAATATAAGTGTATCAACAGAGTTTTGAATTGTTTTTTTATCAGCATCTAACTGAAACATTATATTTGGGTTAAACCTTTCTTTTTCTTTTCCGTTTTCAAAAACTAAAACTGTAGGCACAGCAGATATATTATATTCTTTTTGCACTTTATTACATTTACCAATATCTACTCTATACTTTTCGCACTCTTTAAGTTTACTTAATTCTGCAAATTCATTAGAAGAATTCCAGTCTACCCAAAACTCTACAACTACAACATCTTTTGCTATTGTTTTATTAAAATTATCAGAGCTCACAAAGTCTTGCCCAAGAGCGGCACCTGCTATAAAAAATAGAATACCTAATAATATTAATATGTGGTTTGCTATATTCATGTTAATTCATATTATCCATCTTTTCTCTAAGATATTTAATGTCGTCTTTTATTTCTTTAACGTCCTCTTCTGTTTTTAAAATCGAAGCTCTAATATATTCGTCTTTCATTTTAAACTCCATCTGGGTTACCTCAGGGTCTGGTGGAATTGGAAGTTCTTTTGCTTCAGCTATATCAGCTTGTAGTGTAAACCACATGCCCACAAAAGCAAAAATTAAAACTGATATTCCGCCTAATGTTTTTAAGCTAACCTCAAACTTGGACTCTTCTGATATTTCTTTCATTTTTTTGCGAATTTTTCAACTCCACTAATTCCGAAACTTCCAAGAACCACCCACACAAAGGAGTCATATACAAACTTATTAATAACTAGGTCTTTGCCCACCCACCCTGTTACTAAATCAGCTATCATAATTAAAACCATAATCGCAAAAGCCACAAAGCCTATTATAGACTTTTCGTTCCAGTTATTATCGTCTTTAAATATGTTCATCATTTTTTCTTTTTTTTACCCCCCCAATATTCAACAGCATAACCTTCTTCAACAAGAGTGTTGTTAATATTAAAAGGTAAATTGTCTTCAGGGTGTATATGTAAAACCCCTAAAACTCTACCATACTTGCCCACCTCTTTACTTTCCACCACCAAATCACCTTTGTCTAAAAGCTCTATTAATCTAGCTTTAGAGGCAAGTCCTCTTTTCTTTTCTTCTAAATCTCTTGTTCTAGACTCTGGGGAATCAATACCCGCTAATCTAACTCTTTTATGAACAGAGATATCAAATCCCAAATCTATATTTACATCTATAGTGTCTCCGTCAATCACCCTATCTAGCTTTGCTTTGTATGTATACATTAATCGTGTTGTTTTAGTATATTGCCTCCATGTCCATATTCATACATCTTTCCACCACTCATGTATTTCTTTTTTTTCTTTTTGATTTTTCCACCACCCTTCATGTAGCCCATTTTGTTTCTTACATCTTCTGGTAATTTTTTTAATCCAGGATTGTTTGGTTTTTTCATTTTAATAAATTTTATATTTAACCTTCCCTCCTTCGATATAAATATCTTCTGGTTTTCTTATTACTTGTCCCTGTAAATTATATATAAAACCTGTACTTGTTGACTTGTTTATTATTTCTTGTATACCACTATTACATGGCATTCCTGTTTCGCAATCTAAATATTCTATCTCAACCTGCATTAGTGTATCAATAATAAATATCTCAACATACTCTATTACATCTATAAACATAGTGTCTAATACATCTGCATACACCGTATCTATTACATATATATATTCTGTTTCTGTCTGTACTACTATTTCAATTTCAGTTATTGTGTCAATTTGATATATATACTCATATTGAATCAAAGGTATTTCTACAAAAATAGTATCACACTCTTCCATAGGTGGAGCACATTCGTCCATTGAAGTTGGCTCAGCATCATCCTCATCGGCGCCATCAACACAATCTTCCCACCCATCGTTTAGGTAAAACAATCCACCTTCACCATTAGGGACGCACCCATTTGGAGAGTATTGAGTCCAATTAGCTGGGTCATCACCGCAATAAAAACCATTTTGTTCTGCACAATCTAAACATAATTGTTGAAAATCATAACCCTGAGAATAAGTTATAGAGCTTGCAAATACAAATAATATTAATAATAATTTCTTCATAATCTAAAATATTTTTGTCCGTCTTTTATAGATAATCCCTTTGGCGGAACAATGTGTTGTCTACCAAACGTATCAATATATAATTCCCCAATTTGCTCTTGCTCTTTGCTTTTTGAAAGCATTTCTGAAAATGGATTCCAGTTTATAGAAATTAAATAATCTTCACACGCGCTACCACCAAATCCAGTATAACCTACACTTGCATGACCTGGAGTAGATGCGTCTTTACAGCAACAATCATATGAGTCATGTAGTACCAATGGGACATCTTCACCTTCAGTCCACCAAGCCTCTATAAATCCTTCACTTGGTTGGAGGCAATCATCTATGTTACCATTATATATCCATTGAGTCATATAATCTGCTACAGTGCTAGTGCTATCAGTTGAATCACACCATTTCTCATCAATATAATGTAGATAAATATCTGGGTCCCCTATATTCCAAAGAAAAACCTCTTGCCCAAAAGAAAACAGAGTTATGAACAAAAAAAATACAATCTTCCTCATATTACAAAAATAAATAATTTATACCAAACTTAAACTCATACACAGGTTTCATCCAATATCTTTGGTGTAATCCCTCCGCAAATACTCCTAAGCTTTTTGTTAATCTAACTCCTAATACGAGACCTGCGTCCCATTCTATGACGGCTGGTATAGGGTCATCCTCCCACTGGGGTAGCGTGTAATCAAAGCTATAGTCATCGATTCCAACATGGTAAGGAAGAATATTCATCCAGCCGTGTAACCACCATTCTGGAGTCCACTTATAATAAGCAACTCCCAGTGTTACAGATATTTCTTTTTGTAGTCCTAGTTTTTTTAATTCACTATCATTAAAATCATCTATAGCATTACCAAAATGATACTGCATAAATTCTCCTGTAGTGTGTGCAACCATTACAGAGTCTCCGCTTGACACATCAAACCAGTCGTAATTAACGTAGTTTCCTTGCATCCACTGTTGACTTACATAACCAAAATCTTCTGCTATTGCCGTAAAAGGTGTTACAGCTGGGTCCCAAAACTCATATATTGGTAAAAACCCATATGCTGGGTGTATTCTAAATGCTGCTCCTGCGGTAAAATCCCAATTTCCCACATTTTTACGCATTTTAAGCTCAGATAACACATATTTAAGGTCTACCCTTTGATTGTCTACAAACTGTGCTTTAAAAACGTATAAATCACTTAAATAACGTAAAAAGAAATCCTGATTTACGTACTCTTCTCCTCTATCTCGTATTAATGAAATATTTGCAAGATATTCAAAGCCTTTTGCGTTTCCTATTGGAGCTTTATTTGACATGTTTGACTCTGTGCCATCATAAAAAGACTTTATTTTACCTTCATAATCAAAACGGGCCACCTTACGCCAACCCAATGTAATATTGTAATCGAATGGATTTACTTCTGTTACATTTAGAAGTTCTTTGTTTTCTATCTTAAACATACCGTCTTCTAAGGTAGAAGAACCTATTGTTGAAGACGCATAAAAAGTAGAATACTTAAAGAAGTTTTGTGAGCTACATAATGTAGTTAACAATACAAAAAATAATAATATCTTTTTCATCATACAAATATACTAATTATATTTTAGGTGTAATACGCTGATATTTTCTTTGAAAATAATACAACATATTAGACCATCTTCTTTTAAAATTTTTATTATAAAATAAAACATCTAATGGAGATGGCCCTGCATGTTCACTTTTAAACAATAAAACTTCATAAATTCTACCCACAAAACTTCCCTTTGCAGGCGTTGCAACTCCAAGTGAAGATTGACCACCTATTGTTATACTAGGGTGATAAGTTCCAGGTGTGCCTGTAAATTGAAATGTTCTTGTAAGTGAACCACTTACACCAGGAGATATAGAAAACCCAGGACTAGAAAGTTTATTATAATCATATGACTCTGTAAATTGATGAAACAAACCATCTGCTTGTAAACTAGTATAGTTTGAATTAGTATTATAAACTTCATAGGCATTAAACATGTGATAATGTGGATTTCCATCGTCTGCTGTATCATAAACAGTATAGCCATAATGGTTAGGGGGAGAAAGGTTTCCATCGTACATTTCAAAATTACCTTTTTGGTTAGCATCAAAAGAAAATCTCAATATTTGATTTGTAGCAGCATTATTAGTTCCCGTAGAATCATTTGTTGTTATAAACATAACATCTTGAGTTTGAGATGGAACCGTATCAGACCTTCCACAAACAAAATAAGCACAAAATTTATTAGTTTCTATTTCTGATGTAGAAAAATTACTAGCAGATACTCTCCCTAAGGTATTAACAGCTTCCATAAAGTCTCCATTAGAAAAGTCTGCATATGGGGGTGTGCCATTTCCTGGGTCAGTATAAACAGGACATTTAGAAACATCAGTTTGATAAACCGCAGTTCCTAAAGCCTTATCTCCAGCACTAACCATACCAGCATTAGCACCTGTAGCAAAATAAGATTTATTCTCTGCTATCATAATCTCTTGACCACTATTTGGAGAAGACATGCCACCACTAGCAAAACTTCTTAATGCAGTTGGGTCTGTAAAGTCTATCCATAACAATAAATCAGGATTTGTTGCTCTATCTTCTGTGTGATATTGAGCTTCTATTTCTAAAGGATTTAAAAACCTTCTACCCCTATTATAATTAATACGAGTAATCATATAATTTTAGGAATTAAATAAGCCACAGCCCTTACAAATTGGCCTATTCTTACAAAATTCCATCTTCCATACAATATTACGCCTTCTACTATATTATCACCAGCAACAAAAGGTCCTGCGTCATGGTTAGCAGAATCAGCATCTATACAGTTTTCTATTTTAGCTGTAGTTTGTTGTTCTATTGCAGGAAACACTAAAGCTCTTTTACTTCCAGCTACATCTGATTGTTGAGTTAAATTTGCAGCACTACCATTTAAAGAAGTGGAAATCTTAATTGTTTTATTAGATTCATTTTTATCTATTACATAATATGTAGTTACACCATGTGGAGTATTAGAACCGTCTATTGTTCCCGTGGTCATACCTAAAGACGAATCAGTTTGGCCTCTCTTAAAATAATTAAAAGAATGACCAACTCTAATATATTGCCAATCAACACTATTATTTATCTTTATGGTATCATTTGTTGAGTCTACATTGACCCCATCAAATTGTAAAACCATAGAAGCACCATAGTGTGTTCCCCAATATAAGGGGTTTAAATCGTTACTTACTAAATATACAAATGAATTATCTGTAGCAGAGGACTCTCTGTTACTTAATATATGTATAGCTCCTATAAGATACTTATTAGAGCCAATTAGAGATAACTGCTCATGAGAATCTAATGTCACCGACCCATATTGACCCAGTGAAAATTTATATAGGTCGCTTACATTCATTATTTATTATTTTTGCCCTCTACTAGAAGCTGCTTTTAAATAACATATACATGCATCACTACTACTCATAGTTACTTTTTTCCATCTTCCTTCTAAGGTTATACCTGCATCAATGTTCCCAAGGGCATACGCAACACCAGCACTTCCACTTGCGGCCCCATAATACGAAACACTAGTAGCGTCACTCCAAGTTGTTGCCCCATCAGAATATTTAGACCCAGGATAATAGTTTAAAACTGGAGTTAAATTGGTTAAAGTTCCTGTTAACACTATTTGTATAGCTGCTATTTCAAACTTTGGTAATGTATTTATTATTATACCATTATTAGCTACAGATATTTTAGCTGGTTTTATTAATGTTAATGTTGCATCTAAATCGCTACCACCAGACGTTCCACTGTTAACTGTAATGCTAGATATGGTTCCTATGTGTTTTACTTCACCTAAACCAGAAGACTCACAACCATAAACATCATCACCCACAACCCAGTCGTAAGTTCCATTGTCTACAGTAATTGTAGCGTCACCCCTGGTTATAGCTGTATCTGCTAAACCAACTTGTCCAGTTAAATCCAAGGTGTCGTTTAATAAATAAACTGACCCATCATATATACTTGTTTTATTACTTGGCATAATTTTTTATTTTACATTATTGTTGGTGTTGCTTTTAAATAACAAATGGCTGCATGATTAATAGCAACACCTGTATTATCTATTACAACCCTTTTAAATCTACCCTCTATTACAGTTCCCACGACCAAAGCTTGAGTTTCAACTTTAGACCCATCTCCACTTACAGCTCCAAAATCTTCTTCAGTCTTAGATGCCCAAGTATCTCTGTCTGGCAAAGAGCTTCCTATATATCTTGTGTTTGAAGGAATTAACTCTAAAATATACGTTTCATTACCTATAATTTCAATTTTTGAAATTTCAAACTTAGGATATACATGAACAAAAGAATTAGCAGGTAAAGATATTTCTATTGGTTTTTCAAAAACAACAGTAGTGGTAGAAACACTTTTAACTCTACCAATAAACCTATCTGTTAAACTGTCCATAAGTATATCTCCAACATTTACTAAAGTGGCAAAACTACCACTTGAAACAATACTGGTTGCACCCTTATTAACTGCAGCGCTTGTACTTCTGTTAATCCACCCAGATAAATCTAAATTATCTATAATGTTGTTTAATACAACACTGCCTTCATAAAAAAACTTATTACTAGGCATGTTCTATTTATCTTCCTCTACTTAAAGTTTTGCTACCTCTTGTTCTTGCAGGAGTACGAGGCGGAGCTTTTGTAGCTCTAGCATAATCTCCAGCACTTTTTTTAGATATTTTTCTTTTTACTTTTGATTTAGAGCCACCAGCTTTTGAGCGTCTTGTTGGCTTAGCCATACCTCCTTTTAATTGGTCTAATAAACTTCCCATTTTATTTAATTTTTAATTATTAATGTGTTGTATCTTCAAATATATGAAGAAACTCATACTCTTGTGACGCATTACTTGCATGGGTCACTTTAAAATCGTTGTCCCCCTGAAATGGTATTAATGCAGCAGAACCTGGAGGAATATTACCTACTACAGTTGAAGCTATAGTTACCAACAACTCTTCTCCAGCTGTTGAAGATAGGTTTTTTAAATAAACAAATCCATTTTTTGTGTCAGTAATTAAACTTCCTGTTATAATGGTTGTTATACCTGTTTGTCCATTTGTAATTCTTTGTACACCACTAGATACATCAAGATTATCTGTTAAAGAACCTCTTTTTCTCATAGTAAAATTACAGTATACATTTATTGCAGCATTAGATATAGTCGTACTTTTTACTCCTACCTGTGCTGTTACAACTGGTGATGTTTCATTAAAAGCCATTTTTTTTTATTTTAATTTTATAATTCTTGTCCTGGTATATATCCTGCATCAGCTCCTTCATATATAATCATATACTCTAACGGAAATGTATCGTCTGATGATAAAACAGTAATATCTGCTCCGTCATGAAGAGTTACAGGTAAAAACAAAAAGTCCCCTTCATACAACTCACAAAGTAAAGCGCCAGAAACATCAGTTTCATGAACAGAAAACTTTCTAGTTCCCTTTGTAGTAGTGTTAGGGTTGCTTATGTATAAATAACCTCTACCTCTAGTAGTAGCTGCACTTGCAGCAGAATAAGAAGATGTGTCAAATATTAAAATACCAGCATTACTATTATTTGTCCCCAATACTCTTTTTAAACCTGTACTTCTTTTACAACCAGCAGCATGCGTGATATCATGCAAAGTCATTCTATTTGTTATAGTTACATCAGAAGATGTATACCCCGACTGTGTTATTGATACACTTGCGCTAGCAGAAGGTGTTGTTGAATATGCCATTTTATTTTCTTTTTATAGATTATACAAATATAATAAATTATTATTTATCTTTATTTTCAAAAGCAAGCTCCCTTAGAAATGTTGGTAACAACTTAACAAAACTTCCTTTTGCTTTAGATTCTCCCTTTTCAAAATACTTAGTTTCTCTTTGATATTTAGCATTACTAAACAAATTGTAAAAGCCACTAGATATATTTTTTGCTGTTTGTGCCATAGGTGGTGCAGCCATATATTGCAACTTGTTTACATTACCAAGTAAAAATAAATCTGACATTAAGCCTTTTAGCTTTCCAACCACAGCACTATCGTCATCTTCTCCATCAAATGCGCCCCCCATTGTTAGTAAGCATAATACAAGCAAACTTGCTTTGCCACCTCTTATTGCTCTTGTTATTGCTTTTTGTTCATATTCTGGAAGCTGGTTAAATTCCCCCCTCCATGTTCTTACATCAAAGTTTCCATCTTTCCACATTTCACTTAAAAATAAACCTGAAGCTCTAAGGGAACCTATTTGTCTGTTTCCAAATCTGTCAATTTTTTCATTGCCCAACCTATCCATTACAAATGTAGGAAACCACCTCTTAAATTGAAGTAAACCATTTATCATAAAATAGTTTTGTATAAGTCTTTGGTCTGTTCCTGTATATCCACGTCCTTGTACACTATATACATTATCTTTCATTTCTGCAGCTTTAGCCTTAATAGTATCAAAAACTTCTTGATTTGTCACTATTAAATTACCACCCTCCATTTTAAATGAATTAAGCTGTGCGTCTGTTAATTGAGAAGCAAAAGCCGCTCTTTGTATATATGATTCAGACTGAGTCATAAACCAAAATAAAATATTTCCTATAGGTCCACCCCACATTCCTTCTGTCATCATTTGTGTGGGCTCTGAAAGTAATCCAAAATAATCAGATATACCAAAAACCTTATTGTTTCTTAAATCTCCCTTTGACTTATACATTTCTCCCCAGAATAACTTCTCTCCCCTAACCATACTTGCAAAGCCACTTCTTCTGTATTCGTTTATTTTACCTATAGCTATATTAGATACGGCTACTGCAGGCTTAAGTGCCAGACCAACAAACATTGTCCATTTCATTAAGTTTTCAGAAACTTTATCTCCCCAAAATGTTTCACCTTCTTTTGCTATTAAAGACCTTCTTCCTTGTTTAAAAACATATCTATCTTTATACAACTCCCTAACCCATCTTTCTGCCTGAGGATTACCTTTAAAAGAACTATAAGATATAACACCATCTATAAGTGGTAACATTTCCATAGCCCCTTTATATTTAAATCCTGGTTGACTTTCTAATCCGTGACTAAATAACTGTGTTTCTATATATTGATTTAAACTAGAGTGTATATCATATGAACCTAAAAACTCTGCTTTATTAGAACGAGCAGCTGTAAATCTATTAAAGTTTTCAGCTCCAGGCAAAGTTTCTATATTGTCAAGTTTTATAGCGTTTAGTCCTTTTGCATCTTTACCTGACTTAAAGTATTTTTGCGCCTGTCTTTGTAGTTGCTTAACCTCTCCCTTCATTTTAAAGTCAGCTAATGATAAACCCTTATCGCTTTGTGCAATCATAAAGTCATTTATAAACTCTCCTAGTGGCTTAGTTTCTGTCATTCCACTTATTGGATTTTTACCAGTTACATTTATATTTCTTAAAGATGAATCAAAATTAAACCCTATAAATGTTGCAGTCATATTTCTAGCAAGCATGGTTTC